TGCGCGCAAGCGTGCGGCAACCCCGCGCGGCCGCGGCATGCGGACAACCCGAGACGAGGCAGTCCCCCGACCCCGTAACATCGGAGAACTGTCATGGCCGAAACGGCCTTTCAGACCCAGTACCGCGATGAATTCATCGCGTCCTTCGAGGAGCGCCAGTCGCTTCTCTCCGGCTGCTGCGTGACCGAAGCGGTCATCAGCGGCAACCAGGCGACGTTCCTCGTGGCCGGCTCCGGCGGCGCCACGGCCGTCACCCGCGGCGTCAACGGTCTGATCCCGGCGCGCGCCGACGACAACACTCAGCTGACGGCAACGCTGGCCGAGTGGCACGACCTGGTCCGCAAGACCAAGTTCAACATCTTCGCCTCGCAGGGCAACCAGCGGGCGATCATGCAGCAGACGACGATGGCCGTGATCAATCGCAAGATCGACGCGGACATCATCGCCCAGCTCGACACCGCGACGATCGACACCGGCGTCACCGCGACGGCTTCGCTCGACATGGTGACCACGGGGCTTGGCGCGCTCGGCTATGCCGAGGTGCCGGTCGAGGAGATGGACAACATCTTCGGCCTCGTTACGCCGGGCTTCATGGCCTACCTGCAGCGCCTGCGCGAATTCGCCTCCAAGGAATACGTGGACGTTCCCGTGTTCGGCGGCGCCTTCAACCGCAAGATGCTGCGCTGGGCGGGCGTGAACTGGATCCGCCATCCGAACCTCACGGGTGCGCAGACCTCTACCGAGAAGTGCTACTTGTTCCACCGCAATGCCATCGGCCATGCGGTCGACAAGGACGGTCTCGAGACGCCGGTCGGCTACGACGAAGAGCAGGCCTATTCGTGGGCCCGCGCTTCCGCGCACATGGGCTCCAAGCTCCTGCAGAATTCCGGCGTCGTGCAGATGAAGCATGACGGTTCGGCCTTCGCGCTGAGCTGATCGCTCCCTCCGTAACCTGACGACAACGCCGGCGCCGTCCGCGACGCCGGCTTCACCCCTCTTTGTCTCAACACGCGAAGGAGGCCAGCGATGGCTTACGTTGCCGGCACCAACCGGCCGATCCTTCTCGTCCCCGCGATGGGGACCGGACCGGCCATTTGGTACTACCGTCATGCGACGGATCCCCACACAGACATCGACGCTGCCGGATACTTTTCCGACGGCGCTGACTTCGGCCTGAAGGCGAACGACATCATGTTCGTCATCGACACCGATACGGCGACCTGCACGGTTCACCACGTGCTGAACGCCACGACCATCGGCGCCGCGACGCTCGCGTAAGGCGGCGATCGCGACGGCGACATAGCGGGCGGGCCCTCGGGTCCGCCCGTTTCCGCTTCCCCAACCGAAGGACAGATCATGTCAAAGAACGACCAGAAGTCCGCTGCCGACAAGGGCCCTGCTTCTGACGAGACCAAGGCTTCCGCTACTGTTGCGGAGAAGACGGCTGGCCAGGATGCGTCCGCGGCGGCCGCGGCTGCTGTGAAACCAGCCGACAAGGCGCCGCCGGCGGACAAGCCGAAGCCCGCGATCGCGGCCACGTCCGAGCCCGCGCCGGCGCCGGCGAAGAAGCCGTTCACCGGCAAGCTCTCGGAGGCGCGCATCGGCATCGCCGAAGGCAAGCGCAACATCTGGGTGATCGTGCCGGAGCTCGGGACGCCCTACGAGACGGTCCGGGACAATCCGGAGTTTCTCTCGCATGTCGCCTCGCGACTGCGGCCCTATGACCGCATCGAAGTGTTCGCCGAGGACGGCTCCTATTTCGCGGAGCTGATCGTGCGCGCCGCCGGCCGGCAATTCGCCCGCCTGTCGGAGCTGCGCGTCGTAGCCCTCGAGCCCCTGCGCCCCGAGGCCGACACCCGATTCTCGGTGATCTATTCGGGCCCGCATCTGAAGCACACGGTCCTGCGCGTGCGCGACAAGGCGGTGCTGAAGAACGGCTTCGACACTGCCGAGGACGCTCACGGCTGGCTCGCCGCCAACGTCAAGTCGCTGGCCGCCTGATCGCGACCGATGACGAGCAAGCTCGATCATTACCGCGACGCGCTCCTGGCCCTCGGCCAGGAGCGGATCGCGGACCTGACGGAGGCCTCGACCGCGCGCTATGCGCTCGACGACGCCTATGAACGGGCGCTGGACTATTGCCTCGAGCAGGGCGCCTGGAATTTTGCCATGCGCACGATGCTGCTCGATCCGTCCGCGAGCGTCGTTCCGGATTTCGGCTATGCCCACGCCTTCGAGAAGCCGGCCGACTGGGTGCGAACCTACGAGATCGCCGAGAACGAGCGGTTCGACCCGCCACTGCTCGATCTGCGGGACGAGGCCGGCATCTGGTACGCCGACTGCGATCCGCTCTATGTGCGCATGGTCTCCAAGGACACGGCCTATGGTCGCGACCTGTCGCTGTGGCCGGAAAGCTTCGCCAATTACGCGGCGCTTTATCTGGCGCGGCGCGCGGCCAAGCGCATCACCGGCGCCGAGCCGAGCAGCGAGCTGCTCTCCGACCTGAAGCGGGCGAAATCCGACGCGCTTGCCAAGGATGCGCTCAACGAGCCGCCGCGCTTCCCGCCGGCGGGGACCTGGGCGCGCTCGCGCAACGCCGGCGGGCTCAATCGCTCGCGCTGGAACGGCCAGTTTCGCTGATCCGCAATGGGCCGCGCCAACACCGCACACCTCGCCTTCAACCGCGGCGAGGTGGCGAAGGCTGCGCTTGCGCGCGTCGACCAGGAGCGCATGCAGCTGTCGGCCGAGCGCCAGGCCAACTGGCTGCCGCTCACGCTCGGGCCCATGACGCTACGGCCGGGTTGGGAATATCTCGGCGGCATCCGCTCCGACCTGAAGCCCGGCTTCATTCCCTTCATCTTCTCCAACAGCGACCTTGCGCTGCTCGAGGCGACCGACGGCGCCTTGCGGGTCTGGCTGGTCGATGACGACGGCGAGACGCTGGTCGAGCGCGAGGCGGTCACCGCCCAGATCCAGAACGGAGATTTCTGGAATGCCACCGGCTGGACGCTCAGCACCTCGGGCGCCGGCGCGTCGGCGACGATCGGCGCCGGCGAACTGAAGCTGGCGTCGCCCACGAGCGGCGGGCTCGCCAAGGCCAAGCAGAATTTCGCGATCGGGCCCGGCGACCTCGACACCGAGCATGCCTTCCGCATCGTGGTCACGCGCGGCCCGGTGCGATTCCGCGCCGGCTCGGCCGACGGCCTCGACGACATCGTCTCGGAAACCACGCTCGAGACCGGCACGCATTCGCTCGCCTTCACGCCTGGCGTCGCGATCGTTTATCTCGAGCTCGAGACCGTCACCGCGCAGACCAAGATCGTCACCAGCGTCACGATCGAGGGCGAGGGTGCGCTCGAGCTCCCGACCAGCTGGGCCGAGGCCGATCTTCGCTACCTGCGGCACGCGCAATCCGGCGACGTGATCTTCGTGGCCTGCCGCGGCCAGCAGCAGCGGCGGATCGAGCGCCGCGCGGCGACGTCCTGGTCCTTCGTGCTTTACAAGAGCGACGACGGGCCCTTCGGCGGCACCAATGGCAGCGACATCACGCTCACGCCCGGCGCACTGTCCGGCAACACCACGTTGACGGCCTCGCGCGCGTTGTTTCGCCCCACCCATGTCGGCGCGCTGTTCCGGCTGTTCTCCTCGGGCCAGACCGCCTCGGCATCGATCGGCGCCGAGAATACCTTCTCCAGCGCCATCCGCGTCACCGGCGTCGAAGCCGGGCGCATCTTCACGGTCACGATTTCCGGCACCTGGTCCGGCACGGTCACGCTTCAGCGCTCGCTCGACGGCGAATCCTCCGGCTTCGTCGACGTCTTCGACCGCACCGGCAACGGCAGCGAAAGCCACGACGACGGGCTCGACAATTCGATCGCCTGGTATCGCATCGGCATCAAGACGGGGAATTACACCAGCGGCACGGCGGTCGTGTCGCTGACCTATGTCGGCGGCGGCGCGGCCGGCATCGCGCGGGTGACGGGTTACACCTCGCGGACAGCGGTCGACGTCGAGGTGCTGGATCCTTTTTCCTCGCTGACCGCGACCGCCGAGTGGAACGAGGGCGACTGGTCCGACCGGCTGGGCTGGCCGTCCTGCGTGCGCTTCTACGACGGGCGGCTGTGGTGGGCGGGCCGCGACCGGATCTGGGGCTCGATCTCCGACGCCTATGATTCTTTCGACATCGATTACGAGGGCGACGCAGCCCCGATCAACCGCTCGGTCGGCTTCGGGCCGGTCGACAACATCCTCTGGTTGCTGGATCTCTCGCGCCTGATCGTCGGCCGCGAGGGCGCCGAGACCTCGGTGCGCTCCGGCTCGTTCGACGAGCCGCTGACGCCGACGAATTTCACGCTGAAGGATTGCTCGACGCAAGGCTCGGCCAATGTGCCGGCGGTCAAGATCGACACCCGCGGCGTGTTCGTCGAGCAGTCCGGCCGCCGGGTCTACGAGCTCGCCTTCAATGTCGAGGCGCAGGATTACGTCCCCTACGATCTGACGCGGCTCAATCCCGACATCGGCAAGGTCGGCTTTGTCGGCCTCGATGTGCAGCGCCAGCCCGACACGATGCTGCATTTTCCGCGCACCGACGGCGTGGTCGCTTCGCTGTTGCGCGAAGCCGGCGAGACCGCCGAGGCCTGGTGGCGGGCCGAGACCGACGGCACGGTCGAATCGGTCTGCGTGCTGCCTGGGCGACTGGAGAACCGGGTCTATTACGGCGTCGCACGCACGATCGGCGGGGAGACCAAGCGCTTCCTCGAGCGCGCCGCGCGGCGCGACCAGTGCAGCGGCCGCCCCGAGGCGCGGCTGATGGATTCGCACATCGTCTATACGGGCGGCACGACGACGGTGCCCGTGCCGCACCTTGCCGGACGCGAGGTGGTGGCCTGGGGCTGGAATGACGACGCCACGCAGGGCTCCGATTGCGGAACCGGGCTCGACGAGGCCGGCAATCTCGAGACGCTGACGGCGGACGCAAACGGCGACGTCACGATCCCTGAAGGCTTCGACAATGTCTGCGTCGGGCTTGCCTATCGCGGCGAGTTCAAGTCGGCGAAGCTTGCCTATGCGGCGAGCCGCGGCACCGCGCTGAACCAGAAGAAGAAGATCGACAAGCTCGGCCTGATCCTGGCCGACACGCATTTCCAGGGCCTGCGCTTCGGCCCGAGCTTCACCGCCCGCATGGACAACCTGCCGAAGTCGAAGAACAACCAGACCATCGCGGCCGGCACCGTGCACGAGGACTACGACTTGCCGCAGCTCTCGGCGCCGGGCGGCTACGATACCGATACGCGGCTCTGCCTGCTGGCCTGTTCGCCGCGGCCTGCGACCGTGATGGCGGCGACGCTCGACATCACAACCCACGATTCGCCTTGAGCAAGGTCGAACTCCGGCCCGCGACGGCCGCGGACATGGCGGCGATGCTTGCGGAGCCGTTGCCATATCGGGTTCGTGCGTTCGCGGCCGAGAAGGATGGCGAGCTGCTCGGCGTCGGGGGATTCGCTTTTCTGCCCGGGGGCGGCATCGCGGCCTTTGTGGAAACGGCGCCTGGCGCGCATCGCTATCGAATGGCGTTTCATCGCGCTGGCCTCATGGCGATGAAGGAAGCGCGCCGGCTCGGCCTCACGCGGATCGTCGCGACCGCCGAGACCCGCCATCCGCGCGCCGAAGCCTGGCTGGCGCGGCTCGGGTTTCATCCTAAAGACGTCGACGGAACGACAGTCTGGATCTGGGAGCGCCCGTAATGCACTGCCTGTCCACCGAGACGCTGCTGACCAAATACACGCTACGGGGCGTCGCGCGAGATCCGATCACGCTGACCGTCGCGAGCATGGGTCTGACGGCAGCCGGCACTGCGGTCTCCGCGATGGGCACGATCGCCGGCGGCAACGCCGCGGCGGAGGCAGGCGAGCGCCAGCAGGAGGCCTATTACTACCGTGCCAAGCAGGAAGAGCAGGCGGCGCAGGAAAGCCGCGCCAGCGCGCAGCGCGCAGCGCTCGAGAAGAGGCGCGAGGGCCGCTTCCTGCAATCCAAGCTGCAGGCCCGCGCGGCCGCGTCCGGCGCCGGCGCCGACGATCCGACCGTGCTCGATCTTGCCGCCGGCATCGCGCAGCGCTCCGAATACGACGCGCTGTTCGACATGTATCGCGGCGAGAACCGCGCGCGCGGCCTCGAGGACCAGGCGAAGGGCTCGCGCATGACCGGCGACGCGGAGCGCATCGAGGGCATCAACAGGAAGAAGGCCTCGCGCATCCAGGCGATCGGCACCATCATCGGAGGCGCCTCGTCGATGGCCGGGACCTATTCCGACTATACGCGCAGACTTCCGCCGCCCAGCACGTCGCGGTACGGCTGATGGCGCGGCTTCCCGACGAGACCGCGCTCGGCGCGATCGATACCAGCGCCAGCCGTCGCCCGATCGCGACCTACGACACGACGGGCATCGCACGCGGCGCGGCCGCAATTGCGGGCAGCGTCCAGGATCTCGGGCAGGCGATCGCCGGCGCCGGCCGGCAGGCCGCCTCCATCGCGGAACGTGACAGGCGCGCGGACGAACAGCTCGAAGATGCACGCGCTGGGTCTTCGCTGCGAACCGACATGGTCGACCTGCAGCTAAGCCTCGACCAGGACAAGGATCACGCGACGCTGCCCGGGCGATTCACCGCCAAGGCGCTGGAAATTCAGGAACGCGCCGCGGGCTTCATCTCCGATCCGCGCCGGCGCGAGCTGTTCAAGCTGCGCACGCAAGACGACATCGCGCGCGGCAATGCCTGGGCGGACCAGAAGGCGCTTGGCGTCTGGAAGGACGAGACCACGGCCGACACGATCACGAGGCTTGAGAAGATCCGACAGCAGGCCTTGCAGGCGCCAGACCGGGAGACGGCCGTCCGGCTTATCGACGACGGCAAGAAGATGATTGGCGCGCTGGCCGAGAAGGGCATCTGGAGCCGCGAGCACGCCGTCACCCAAAGCCAGGAATGGTCGGTCAAGTACGCGACCGGCTGGGCCCTTTCGCTGCCGCCGGAGGAGCGCATCCGCGAGCTGCGCCAGCCCGTCACCGATCGCGAGACCCTGCTCGATCGCTTCAAGGGCGCCGAGAACGCGACCGGCAACCCGGCGGCGAAGGCCTCGACCTCCTCGGCGATGGGCGACTTCCAGTTCATCAAGGAGACCTGGCTGCGCACGGTGCGCGCGCGACGTCCCGACCTGCTCGAGGGCCGCAGCGAGAAGCAGGTGCTCGCCCTGCGCGCGGATCCCAAGCTCTCGCGCGAGATGGCCGGCTATCTCATGGACGCCAACACCGAGGCGCTCAACGGCGCCGGCCTGCAGCCGACGCCCGCCAATCTCTATCTCGCGCATTTTCTCGGCGCCGGCGATGCCATCAAGGTGCTGCGCGCCAAGCCCGGCACACCGGTCGAGGGCCTTGTCGACGGCGACTCGGTCAAGGCGAACCGCTCCATTCTCGAGGGCAAGACCACCGATACGGTGATCGGCTGGGCCGGCGGCAAGATGGGCGGGCCCGGCGCCGGCCGAGTGGCCTCGCTGCTGCCACACGATACCCGCACGCGCCTGCTGCACGACGCGGAGCGTGAGGTGGCGGTGGCGCAGCGCACGCGCACAGCCGACATGCTCACGACGTTCCGGGGACGGCTTTCCGACACCCGCGCGGAAGCACTCACGACCGGCAGCGTGTCCGCGCCGATGACCGCAGACGAGTTCACGACCGCGCTGGGGGAAGACGCGGGCGCGCGCGAATATGCGGCCTACCAGGCCGACCTGCAGCTCGGCCGCGACCTGCAGACGGTGGCCGGTCTCGACAGCGAGGAGCAGGCGGCGCTGCTGGACAAGCACGCCCCGAAGCCTGGCACCGAGGGCTATGCCGAGCAGCTGAAGAACCACGCGATGCTCGAGAAGGCGATCGCGCAGAGCAACGCCGCCAAGGCCAAGGACCCGGCCGCGTTCGCGCTCACGCGCCTGCCGGTGGTGAAGGACGCCTATGCGGCTCTGCAGGCGGCACAGACGCCCGACGATCGCCGCGCGGCCGCACGTTCCTTCGCCACCAAGATGGAAATGGAGCAGGCCCGCATCGGCGTGCCGGCGGCGCAAAGGCGGCTACTGCCGAAGGAATACATCGACAATCTGAATGCGCGGCTGTCGAACCCGAAGGCCGAGGGCGGCGCGGGCAATGTCGCGGCCGCGATCGAGGCCGAAGCCGCGATGTGGGGCGAGGCCTGGCCGCAGGTCTATCGCCAGCTCGCGCGCAGCGCGGCGCCCACGGTCGCGGTGATCGGCTCGGGCGTGACGCCCGCGGCGGCGCAGATCCTGACCGAATTCGCCACCATCAAGCTCGGCGACATCGCCAACGACCAGAGCGAGACGAAGCTCGCGGAAATCCGCGCCGCCACGCGCAGCGCGTTCGGCGAATTCGTGAAATCGATGGCCGGCAATGAAGGCAGCCAGCCGGTGGTCGATGCGTTCCAGGCTGCTGGCGAGAAGCTCACAGCGTTCTATGTGCGCGGTGGCGAAACGGCCGCGAAGGCCGGGACCCGTGCCTTCAACGAGCTGCTCGGACATAAATACAGTTTCGAGGTCGATTCCGACCACACCAAATATCGTGTGCCGTTGGATATTTCCGTGACGCCGGCGCAGGTCACTCGCGGCGTCGAGGCCGCGCGCTGGATGTTGCGTGCCGGCGAAATCGATGTCGCGCCAGCGCGCGATCGCGCTGGCGGGCTTTCGCAGGAATACCTCTCCGGCGCACCCGGCCAAAAGTTTGCGCGTGACGGCGTGTGGGTGACGGCGCCCGACGAATCCGGTCTCGCGCTGGTGTTCAACGACCAGGCCGTGCGCCGCGCCGACGGCAAGCCGCTGATCCTGACCTGGGACGAGCTCGCGCGCATTGGCCGGGACGCCGTCGGCCGCGAGGCTGTCGGAGCGTGGGGCGTGGTCACCCCGTGACGATCTACACCGACGGCCTCCGCCTTGGGCCCGCGCAGTACGACATCGAGGACCTCGATGTCACCATGAGCGAGTCGCTGGCGGCAGAGGCCAGCGCTGCGGCAAACACCTGGCCGGTGGCGCGCCTGGCCGACATGGCCGAGCTGGGCGAGGCGATGGCGCCCGCCACCGAAGTCACGCCGCTCGGCCGCGAGGCCGGGCTCGGCGACATCGGCCTGCAGGGCGCGGCGGATTCGCCCGGTGCGTTCATCCCCGGCCCCGCGCCGGCTCCGCTCGTCCCGATCGACAAGGCACGCGCCCGGGTGAAAGAGGCCGGTCTCGACAACATCCTGACGCTACCGGACCGGCCTGATATCCCGGAGCGGGCGCTCGACATCATGCTGCAACGCGCGCGCGAACGGCGCGAGCGCGAGGCCACGTTGGCCCGCGGCCCCACAGGCTTCGTCTCCGGCGCGCTGCATCTCGCCACCTCGTTCCTGGTCTCGGCGGTCGACCCGCTCAACATCGCCTCGGCCTTCATCCCGGTGGTGGGCGAGGCGCGCTACGGCAAGCTTTTGGCCGATGCCGGCACGCGGTTGCTCCCCCGCGCGGCGGTCCGCGCCCGTGTGGGCGCGATCGAGGGCGCCGCCGGCGCCGCGCTGTTGGAGCCGCTCGAGGTGCTCGCCCGCACCCAGGAGGGGCAGGACTACCGCTACAGCGAATTCCTGCAGCAGGTGATGTTTGGCGCGGCCCTCGGCACCGGCCTGCATACCGGCGTCGGCGCGATCAGCGACGTCCGGGCCCGGCGGCGGGGCGCTGTTGCGCCGGCCGCCCCGGATGTTGCACCGCAAGCCGAGCCGGTTGCGTCCTTCGACCGCTATGACGCGCCCGAAGACCCGCTGGGCCCGCCGGACGGGCCCGAGCCGGCCCCACCGGCGCGCGAAACGTCTCCGGCTGGGGGTGAGGGGGCGGGCGGGGTCGATTTAACGCGCCAGGCGAGTCCTGTGGGCGAACGCGGCGCCCTGATCACCGCCATCGATGACCTTCCCGCCCGCGCCAATGAAGACGCCATGCGGGTGGCGGTCACGAACCTGATCGAAGGCCGGCCGGTCTCCGCCGGCGAGGTCCTCGCCGCGGCCGCCGAGACCGATCCGCGCATCGCGGTCTCGCTGTCGGCCGCGCGCAACGATTTTCCGCCGCTGCCGGACGGCGTTCGAATGGCCGGCCATGGCGAGCACGGCCCTGTGCTCGAGGGCTATCAGGACCGCTGGCTCGATGCCGTCACTTGGCTGCGCCAGGCGCAGACGGGCGACGCCATCGGCGTGCTGACCCATCCCGACGTGCCTGGCGGCCGCATCGACGTGATCTGGGGGCAGGGCGGAGAGCGCGGCTATGGCCTCGCGCACATCATCGAGAAGCACCCCGACGCGATTGTCGATCTGCCCGAGCGGCTCAAATCGATGCGGCGGACGGGAGAGTGGGGCGATCGCCATCACCTCGACTCGCCGGATGGCCGAGAGCGTGTCGTCGTGCGCACGATGTGGGACGGCGAGAAGAAGGTCTGGCTGCTGACGGCATTTCGCCGCGATGAAGGAAGCGGTCCCGGTGAACCGGCCGGCTTAAAGCCCGCGCCGGACCTACGCACCCCGCTTTCTCGACACTACGGCGGGGAGGGAGCGGGACCGGGCGGGAATGTAGCGGAATCGCGCCCGGGCGTCGATTCCGCAGAGGACGCTTATTGGCGCGATCTCGCCGGCCGTCCCCAGGATGCCGACGAGCCCCTGCCGCCCGGCCCGGGCCCGGAGCCCGCCGCGATCGCGCCCGAGGCGACGGAACGGGTGCAGGCGGCCGAGCGCGCCGCGGCCGAAGCCGAGGCCGAATACAAGGCCCACGAAGCCTATCTGCCCGAGGACCTGAAGCAGCGCGTCGACGACGAGCTGAAGGCGATCGACACCGAGGCGGCCGACCGCAGCGAGATCCTCAACCGCGGCGCCGCCTGCCTGACCGCTGCGCGCGACTAGGAGGAAAGATGGGAAACCTGTTCGGATCGAAACCGTCCCAGCCGACCAAGGCCGCGCCGGAGCCTGCGCCCGCGGCCGCTGCGCCGACGATCGCGACGCCTGGCAAGGCGCCCGCGGCCGAGCTGCCGACCTATGCGCCGTCGACGCTGCGCGCGCTCGACAAGGCCGGCAAGGCCGGAACGATCGCGCAGGCGCCCGCGCAATACGCCGGCAGCAAGCTCGGCTGAGCGATGACCACCCGCAAGGACTGCATCGACGAGATCCTCGAGGCGATCCGCGACCGCAAGGACCGCAAATACGTCAACGACCATCTGGAGGAGCTGGACGCCCGCTTCGATGCCGACGACGGGCCCGGCACCGCGCGCGAGAAGTATTTCCGCGCCGCCAAGGAAATGCTCGAGGAGCAGGCCGAGCGCGCCGCCATCCTGAAGCGCAACATGCGCATGGACGCGGTCAAGCTGCGGGACCTGCGCACCTTCCTCGAGGCCGCGAAGGCGACAGACGGCGGATCCTACCAGCTCGGCCTCGAGGCGCGCCTGGTCGGCGTGAACCGGCCGATCTTCGACGAGAAGTCCCGCGCCGGCAACCAGGCGTCGGTCGGCGCGACGTCGCTGGGCGCGCAGCGCGACTGGATCGGTGGCACCATCACCGCGATCCGAAAGGCCGAGCGCGATGACCCGAAGCTCGCCGGCCTCGAGCAGCTATTCTATTCGAAGGCGATCGAGGACGAGATTTTCACCGAGAAGATCGAGCTCGAGAAAAAGGCCAAGGGCCGCCGCGACGCGAATCCCGGGGTGACGAAGAACGAGCACGCGAAGGCGATCGCGCAGATCCTGCACGAGACCGACAAGCGCAAGGTCGCCGCGCTGAATTCGGAAGGAGCCTGGATCACGGAGCATTCCGCCTTCGGCGCGTCCGTGATGCACGATCCCGACCGCATGCTGTCGGCGGCCGGAGGCCTGCGCCGCAAGCTCACGCCCGAGAAGCTGCGCAAGGCCAAATTCCACGAGCTCTGGGAAGACGCCCGCCGCGCCTGGGTGGCGGCAACGCTGCCGCGGATCGACGCGAAGCGCATGTTCGGCACCACGAAGGACGCCGACAAGAAGCTCGCCGAGATGTTCGGTGGCCTCGTGACCGGCGACCACATGAAGGTGCAGGCGCTCCCCGACGAGGGCTATTTCAACGTCGCGGCCAAGGTTTCGGCCTCGCGCGAATTCGTCTTCAAGTCGGCGCAGGACCAGCTCGCCTATATGCGTCAGTTCGGCCGCTTCGGCGCGACCGACGCCTGGCTCTACGGCATGCGCTACGCGGCCGACAAATACGCGATCATGAAGGTGTTCGGTTCGGAGCCTGAGAAGGGCTTCGACGAGATCCTCGAATATGCCAAGGGCCAGACGATCGGCACGCCCGAGCGCCGTGCGCTCGACAAGGCCGAGCGCTGGCTGCGCAACCGCTATGCGGTGGTGTCGGGCGAGGCTGACATTCCGCTGCAGAATGCCTGGACGGGCATCGCCGCCGGCTGGATGGCGGTGGTGCGGATGGCAAAGCTGGGGTTAACCCCATTTGCCATGCTGGCCGATAACGTCACCATGTCGCGCGAGCTCTCCTATCAGGGGCTCGGTGTGTTTGAGCGCTACTCCTCGCTCTTTTCCGGATATCTGCGCGGCGCCGACGGCTCGGCCAAGCGCGAGGTGGCGGATCTGCTGCATACCGGGATCCTCGGCCGGCTGCGCGGCGCGACCGCCCGCTTCGACATCGCCGACGGCGCGCCGGGCGTGCTGGCGAAACTGGAGAACCTGTTCTTCAAGATCACGCTGATCTCGCCCTTGTCCGAGAACAAGCGCGCCGACAGCGAACGGCTGATGGCCCGGCATTTCGGCAAGCTGCGCGGCAAGGCCTTCGGCGAGCTCGAGGCCGGCGAACGGCGCATCATGCAGGCCTTCGGCATCGGCGAGAAGGAATGGGGCCTGCTCGCCAAGGCCGAATGGAACGAGGTCGGCGGCGACGTCTATTTGACGCCCGACGTCGCGCTGCGAATCCCCGACGAGGCGATGAACGCGCATCTCGGCGGGACCGGCTCGATTTCAGAGCGCGCCACGGCCGCGGCCGCGAATTCGGTCGACGTCGGCGCCGCCGGCAACGCGCTCGATCGCGCGCGCAAGGAGCTGGCGCTGAAGCTCTGGTCCTATTACGGCGAGCGCGGGCAATTCGCCGTGATCGAAGTCGGCGCGCGCGAGAAGGCGATCCTGTACCAGGGCACGCAATCGGGCTCACCGCTCAACCTGGCGCTGCGGCTGCTGCTGCAGTTCAAGCAGTTTCCGACCGCGATGCTGACCAAGGTCTATGGCCGCGAGCTGTTCGGCGGCAAGACAGGCCTCGACCGCGTCGCCGGCGTCACCGAGCTCGTGGTGATGTCCACACTGTTCGGCATGCTCGCGACCTATCTCAATGATCTCGCCAAGGGGCAGGACCCGAATGCGCGCTGGCGCAACGCGCCGGTCTCGTCGGTCGTGCAGGGCTTCCTGCGCGGCGGCGCCGGCACGATCTATGGCGATTTCCTGATCGGGGAATTCTCCCGCCACGGGCTCTCGGCGCTCGGCTTGCTCGCCGGCCCGACCTTCGGGCAGATCGACAAGCTAGCCGAGCTGTGGAGCTCGTTGACGCATCCTGAGAAGTGGAAGGCCTCGGCCGCGGCGCTCGGCGTGCGCACGGTGCGCGAGAACACGCCCTTCCTCAACATGATCTACACCCGGGCGGCCTTTGATTACCTGATCTACTGGCGGCTGCTCGAGGCGCTCAACCCCGGCTATCTCGGCCGGATGGAGCAGACCATGAAGCGCAACCAGGGCACGGAATTCATGCTGCGCCCCTCGCAGGTGGCGCGCTGACAGCACGCCGCTAGTTCGGTCCTTCCACAAGCCGCCCACACGGGCGGCTTTTTTATTGCCGAGGCCCCATGACCACCAGCACCGACCGCCGCTACGGCGTGGCCGAAGGCCTCGCCGTGAAGGCTCCCTGCGCCTGCGCCACGACCGGCAGCATCACGCTGGCGGGCCTGCAGACGATCGACGGCGTAGCGCTGGCCGAGAGCGATCGCGTGCTGGTCAAGGAGCAGGGGACGGCGTCGGAGAACGGCGTCTATGTCGCCTCGAGCGGCAACTGGTCGCGCGCGGCCGATTTCGACGGCGCACGCGACGTCGCCAAGGGCACCCGCGTCTTCGTGCATTCCGGGGCCGTCAACGGCAACACGGAATTCGCCGTCACCAGCGCGAACCCGATCCTGCCCGGCACATCGTCGATCGCCTTTGCGAGTCTCGCGACGCTCGAGGGCCATGCGCCGCCGGCGGCGCAATACCTGGTCGCGCAGGCGCATGCGGATCTCTCGGCCGAGCGCGTGGTTACCGATACAGCGACCGTGACCTGGGATCACGCCACCGCCGGCCAGGCGAAGGCGAATGTCGCGAATGCCTCCTTGACGGGGCGAGGCGCGGTCGAACTCGCCACAAACGCCGAGGCGGTGGCCGGCACCGATACCGAGCGCGCGGTGACGCCGGCGGCGCTCGCCGCGGCTCTGCTCGTCTTCAAGAGCGTGATGCGCAATTACATCGACGGCTTCGTCATCGCCAACGGCTCGGACGCGACCAACGACATCGACTTCGGCGCCGGCGCCTGTCTCGACAGCGACAACGACACCTTCATCACCGGCGCGGCGATGGCCGGCAAGCGCCTCGACGAGGACTGGGCGCCGGGCGAGAATGCCGGCCTGCGCTATTCGGGCGCGGCGATCGCCAACACCACCTATCACCTCTGGGTCGTCACCAAGGCGGACGGCACGCAGGACTATTATGCCGATCCGAGCGCGGTGCCGGCGACCGTGCTGGCGCATCTGCAGGCGGAGACCGGCGGCGCCGACTATGTCGTGGCGCGCCTGGTCGCCTCGATCCTGCGCGAGAGCGGGGCGATCGTCGGCATCGTGCAATATCCGGGCGGGCTGTTCCTGCGCAAGAGCGGCATCAACAGCGTCAGCGATTCCGCCAGCCACAATGCCTCGCGCGCCACCGGCACGCTCCATGTGCCGACCGGCATCGCCGGGCTGCTCGCCATCTGCGAGGTCGGCACCAACGACAACACCACGAGCTTCAACGGCACGCTGGTCACCGCGCTGACGCAGAATGACGACGCGCCCACCGTCGCCGGCACGCGCGGCCTGACCGTCTCCGGCAGCAATTCCGGCAGCAACATCTGGAAGGGCGGGGTGGTAGTGCCGGTCAACACCTCAGGCCAGGTCGGCTATCGCGGCTCGCATTCCAACGTCGACACCCAGATCGTGACCGTCGGCTGGATCCATCCGCGCGGGAGGGATTCGTGATGCTGCGCCTCGTTCCGAATTGGCGCGAGGTGCTGGCCCGCGCCTGGAGCGTGCGGCTGATCGCGCTCGCCGCGCTGCTGTCCGGCGCCGAGGCCGCCCTTTACCTGGTCGGTTACCGGCTGCCGCTCACGGAGCTGCAGAAGGCGCTGCTGTTCTTCGCGATCGCGGCGGCCGCCTTTGTCGCGCGCCTGGTCGCGCAGAAGAGGCACGCATGAGCTGGATGCGCACGAGCGCCGCCTTCGGCGCTGCGGCGATCGCGCTGGTCGGTTCGTTCGAAGGCCTGCGGCTCGCCGCCTACAAGGATCCGGTGGGGATCGTCACCGCCTGCTACGGCGAGACGAAATATGTCCGCCTGGGCATGACCTTCACCAAGGAGCAATGCGACCTGCAGCTGGTTCGCTCGCTGATCGCGCACGAGGAAGGCATGCTCAAATGCCTGCGCGTGAAGCTGCCGCCGCGCGTGCACCTCGCGATGCTGTCGCTGACCTACAATATCGGCGTCGGCGCCTTCTGCCGCTCCTCGCTGCCGGGCAAGCTCAATGCCGGCGAGCTCGAGGCGGCCTGCGACGCACTGCCGGAATTCTCGCGCGCCGGCGGCTCGGTGCTGGCGGGCCTGCTCGCGCGGCGCGAATCCGAGCGCGAGATCTGCCGCATGGATCTGGAGCCGTCGCGATGACCAAGCTGCTCGCTTTCCTTCCGCTGCCGTGGCGGCTCGGCCTGCTCGCGGCGATCGCGGCCGCGCTCGGCGGCCTGTACCTGCACTGGCGATCCGAAATCTATGACGAGGGTTATTCCGATGCGAAAGCCAAGGTCGATGGGCAGAATCGCGACGCTGCTGGGCGCGCCCGCGACGCGCTGGCGAACACGCGCGCGTGCCGCGATTCTGGCGGTCATTGGGTTCAGTCTCGCGGCGTGTGCGAAAGAGCCCTTCGCGACGGTGAGTGAGCTGTGCAAGGCGCTGCCCGAGCAGCCCTACGAGATCCGCGGCAGGACCAACCACGACCAGGCCTTCATCGACGACACGACCGAGGTGACGCTCGCGGCCTGTCCGGATCGGCCGCGGCCGGCCGCGCGGCCGAAGGGCTGGGACGGCCCGACCCATACCGTCGGCGGCAAGACCGTGCCGGTGCCGATTCCTCCGGCGAAGCCGAAGCCGGCCGCCAAGACGAAGTCGCGACTGTCGCCGGCGATCCTCGACAAGATCCGCGCGCTGAAGGAGTGAGACCATGACCGATCGCCCCTTCGAGCTCGACCGCAAGATCCCGGTCTCCTGGGTGGTCGGCGGCGCGCTCGCGGCCGTGGTCGCGATCGGCGGCTGGGCGGCGGCCGGCGCCAGCTGGTTCGCGCGCAACGATATCCGCGTCGAGCTGCTCGAGAAGAACTACCTCGCGCTGTCCGGCCTGCAGACCTCGCTCGCCGAGCGGGTGACGCGCACCGAGGGCCATGCCGCGGCGGTGCAGCGTGATGTCGCCGAGATCAAGTCGGACGTGAAGCAGCTGATCTTCCGCCGCGAGGGCCGCGCCCCGCTCTGAGGCGCGGCTAGGCGAATGCGGCCGCGAGCATCTCGACGGTGACATCGCGCGCCGTCCCGGCCTCGAGATCGATCTCGATCACCTGGCGGGGATTGGTGAACTGGCCTCCGCTCAGCATCTGCAGGACCATCTCGCGGTCCGCCTTTTCGGGGTCGGTTTCCGCGTAGGCCTGTCCGATGGACGGCCCGTAATCGCACAGCACGAAATAGAGCGGCCCCACTTTGTGCGGGACGAGGCTGGCCTGGCGGTGAGGGGACATCGGTAACTCCTACGCAACACACAGCCGATTCAAGCGACCGGCAACCGAATCGTTCCCGCTGCGGGCCGCAAGGCTCGTGGCGGGCTCTTTTTGCGTTTTAGCGCCCGGAGCACCCAAGCCCTAGCGGATTGCACAAACGGTCCGCCTGCGCAGAATCCGGCCGGGAGCGCATCGATGGCAGCCATGAACCTCAGCGACCGCGGCCGCGCCAGGCGCATCGCGGAGTGGGAGGAAAAGAACCGCGCCGAGGCCGAGCACACGATCGGGCTCTACAACGCCCAGCTCGCGCGCTGGGACGGTGGGCCGTGCTGGACGCCGCTGCTCGAGGCCGCGCTGGTCGGCGGCTTTCCCTGGCTGCAGGTCATGTGCGAGGGCTGCTCCGCGGTGAAGGCGGTCGATCTGCGCGTCGTGCGCCGGCCGCCCGGCATGGCGCTGACGACGATCGCCGAGCGGCTGCGCTGCCAGGATTGCGGCACGCGGAGCCCGCGCATCCTGCGGCTGATGCGCAACCACGCCGATCCGTGACGCTTCGCAATTGCAGCAAAATGGCCAATTTTTCAGCGTTTTTGCCATTGCACCGCTAGGCGCGCCGAGGGAATCTTCGTAGAACACCCGCAAGGGTGGAACGGGCTGCGTGTTCAAGAATTTTATCACCGCGTCCTTGGCGTTGCTGGCGTCGTTGCCGACACTCGTGGGCACCGTGATGGGGCTCGTCGCGGCGAGCGAAAAAACCGGGTTCATGGACAGCCACCCGGTCCACCATCAAAAGCTGGTGAATCTGGTCAAGGAGATTTTAGCGTTCCTCGTAGACCATTGGTTCATCTACGGTGTTACGTGTATGGTGATCGGGCTCTTCTGGGCCTTGATCGTAACGGAAGCCAAAACTAGATCCCGGCAGCAATTCGACAGCCGGCGCAAAGGGCGGATAGGCAAGGTGCCATGACCGATATCCCGACTTGGTTCATGACGGGTGCCGCGGTCGTCGCCTTCTACGCAATCCTTAGCAGAGGATTGTTCTTGGCGACCGACCCCTCGAGACAGTCTCTGATCGACCTCGCTGGCTCGTTGATCGACAGCCCTGCCGTTCCCGTTTCTACAAAACGCGTCGTTGCATCAGCACTTGATGATGCCCATAGCGTTCGAAGCGCTTGGGCTCTCGCCTTTATGGCCATCAGGATTGCTCTCACCAAATGGGCAACCATCTCGCGAAGCCAGCAGCCAGCGCGTGTGCCGGGCAACATGCGGGCCACATGGAGAGAGTTCAAAAGAAGCTGGGCGCTGGCCGTGTTGGGCAACAGCCTCGGAGCGACTTTGTTGGCGACATTCGCCGCCCTTATTGCAGGGGCGTTGCGCCTCTCGGTGGGGAAGCTGCTCAATGCGCTCCTGCCAAAGGATCGTGGCGACAACGACGGGCACCGCGTTCACCACGCCTGACGCTATCCACGACGATCCGTGAGCCAGGACAACTGGAAAAGACGCTTCGGCCGGCCGCTGCACGCGCAGGGCTTCCGGCCGATCGAGACGCTGGCCGACGCGCGCGCCTATCTCCTGATGCTCGACAAAAGCCGCCCCGATCTCGCCGCCCGCATCGAATGGCAGAATGCCATCGCGTCGGTGATGGACGCTGCGAAAGGCAAGAGCCTCACGGACGCGCGGGAGAAGCTTCACAAGGCGCTGGTGCTCACCCTGCAGCTGGATTTTTCCAAGCCGGATTGAGGCCATGGCCGCTTGGCGGTTCGTTAGCAAATCGGTCTAGAATCCGCCCCGCACCACGGAGGAGGATTTTTCATGGCCACCCAGATCGTGATGGACCATTCCGGCGACACGCGCCACAGCTTCTACCTCAATGACGCGGCCGCGATCGCCAAGGCCGAGGAGCGCTTCCGGGAGCTGACCGGCGCGGGCTTCATGGCCTACAAGCGCACCGGCGACGGCCAGGGCGAGATCCTGCGCGGCTTCGATCCGACGGCGGAAGAGACCGTGTTCCGCCCGCGACTCGTCGGCGGCTGATTGAGCCGGCTGCGCCCAACAGTCGAGCGCCTCTTCGGCGAGGTCCTGCATCGATTTGCCGAGGACCCGCCGCGGCTGGCGCGCGTTCGTTTCCTTATCAACAATCATCGCGAGACGACGGAGCTCGAGCTCGAATATTCCAACGACTTCCACCTGCGGCTCGAGTTCGATCCCTGGAGCTTCAGCAGCCGCTCGTATTCGGAGCGCGACGCCAGCTGCCATTTCAGCATGTCCATGAACGCCTGGTAATGGCGCTGCAGGATCCGGAAGAAGGTCGCAACATCCCGGTTGAGATCGTTGATCGCCTCCGCGTCCGGCCTTTTGGTGCGGCGCAGAAACACGCCGCCCATGCCGACGAAGGCCTCGCAATAGGTCTGGTGCGGGATCTGGTCGATCGCGGCGATGACGTGACGGGCGAGCTGCTTCTTGCCGCCGACATAGGGCGCGAGGGGCTTCGTCGCCCCGATCGCGCGCATTGCGAATCCCATTTGTCAGATGCTCCACGGCAGCTAGGCTTGCACCGCGGCCTTCGGGCCGTGGCGGGCCGGTGTCGAGGAGACTTGCGCCGGGCGGGGTGATCAGCTGTCCAGGCTAGCCCCGCGGCCGGGTAACCGGCCCCCGTCTCCCTTCAGTCCACCGGAAGCATCCGGGGGATTCTACACCAGGGGCCGGGGAGGGGGAACGGCCGCCGGCGGGTTCAAAATCCTGCGAGCTTTTCGCGCAGCGCGAATCCCATCAGCGGCCAGATCTGGCGGACGCAATCCTCGTAGGCGAGCTTGCGGCCGAGCTCGGCGTTGAAGTTCGCGGGCGAGGCCGGCGCCGACTTGCCGACGATCGTGAAGCCGTTCTTCAGCACGAGCACGCAAATTGTCAGCGAGAATAGCGGATGGTTACTGCGCATCGGCACGAACGAGATAGCCGGGCCCTGCAGGTAATGCTGCTCGAGGATCGAATCCTCGATGTCGGCGAGGCTCACGCGCGGAGCGACCGCATGCGCGGCGGCTTCGGCGTCGGATTGTTCGAGGCTCATGGGATCTCCATGGTGTGTCCGGCCAGCGCGCGCACGGTGCCGAGGAAGAGATGGTCCTTGGCCTTCTGCGCCGCGGGCAATTCGTCGTAGGGCACGAAGCAGGGATGCTCCTTGCGGTCGGGGTCCTTGACCGGCCCGTAGCGCCAGCCGTCGGCGCGCTTTTCGGCAAGCCAGCTCTCGTGGCTGTCGGAGGGCTTGGCGTCCGGATGGGTGAGCGCGAAACGCACGCCCTTGATGGCGCTCTCGCGCTGCCAGGCAGGCGCGTCGTCCCAGCGCGGCTGGGACAGATCACCCTGCGACTCGCAATAGGCGCGGTTGACCTCGTGGCAGACGGCCGCGATCGCCTCGATCCAGCGGCCGGTATAGGTCGACACCACCATCATGCGCCGGCGGGCTGCGTCTCGCCGGCGGCGTCCGGCTGCTTCTCCGCCGGCTGCTCGGCGGCGGCCGCGGCGGCCTGCTGCTTCGCGAGTTCAGCGGCGATCTTTTCCTTCGTGTCCTCGGCCGCCTGGCGCGCGGCCTTCTCGGCTTCCTCCGCCTTCGCCGCCTGGCCCTTCTGGTAGGGCATCCACTCGGCGAAGAAGCCTTCGGGCTTCGGATCACCGTCCTGGACCAGCGGCACGCTGGTGAAGGCGAGCGGCTGGCCGTTGGAATCGAAGGCGCAGAGATTGATCATGCGCTCGCCCCAGACATGGGTGACGATCGCCGCCAGCGGCTGCGCGGGATCGTGCTGCGCGACCGGGCGGTCTTCCGATCGCGCCGGCGTGAAAAGGACGATGCGGCCGTTCGACGGCATGATCATGTGATGGCTCCGTGGATTCGATGGGCGAGCGGGGCGACCTTGTCCCAGTGGGCGCGGATGAAGATGCGCAGCGCGCGGCGGTCGATGTCGATGCCGAGCTCGCGCCGGATCAAGTCGGCGAGCTGGCTTTCGGGCGGGGCCTCGGGTGCGGCCGGAGGTGTTCTCTCACACATGGTCAGAACAGCTTGACCGTGACGCTGCCGTAGGACTTGCCGGAATACTGGCCCTCGATCTTCACGAGGCCGCCTTCGATCAGCTTGTCCTGCTTCGCCTTGGTCAGGGCGTTGTAATGCTCGCAATCGAGGACCGGCAGATTGCCCTTGAATTGCGGATCCTTGGCGCCGACCACGTTGACCGCGCCGTTGCCGGCGAATTCTTCCTTGAAGTTGGCGCCGTCGTCGGTGGCAAGCTGCTTGAGCCGCGCCTTCAGCCCGTCCATCCGCTCGAACATCGCGCGATGCGCGCGGTGATATCCGACGAGCTCCTCGGCGAGCGCCCGGCGGGTCATCTTCTCGACGGGCTTGTCCTCGATCGGCTTGAGCTTTGCGGCGGCGGCCATGCGGTCCGGCTGGTGGCGATGCGGATGGCGCGCACGATAGCCGCGGCCGCCGGGCCCGGCGGCGATTTGCCTCTCTAGGTTAACGCTTCCGACTTCGCCGGCGCTTGAACCATTTCCAGATCGTGCGGCTGGCCAGCAAGACGCTGCCGATCGCCGCCAGGGCAAAGTCCTTCATGCGGCTTCTCCTTGGCGCGAGGCGCTTGCGCGCGCCGGCATGGCGTCGTGGATCCTGCCGTCGAGATGGCGGCCCGCCTTCTTGTTGCCGAGCCTGAAGACATCCGGCGCGTCGTCCCGGTGCGTTTCCTCGCTCGCCCGCGGCGTGAGTCGCCCGAAGTCCCAGTTGTTGTCGAACAGGTAGGCCACGCGCTCGGTGCGGGTCTGCGGGCCGTCCGCGCATTCGCCCGGCGCCCACTCGCCCCATTGCTTGAAGAAGAACGGCACGCCGGCGGCCACGCATTGATCGCGCAGCGAACGCGCCCAGTCCGGGTGCATGGGGCGGGCATCCTTGCCGGATTCGCCGCCGCAGATGATCCAGTCGAGCGAAACCGCCCCGTCATCGGGCGATACATCGGGCCTCAGCGCATCGAACATCCACTCGTGACCATTTGCGTTCCGGCCACGAATTTCTGTCAGAGCGATCGGGCCCAGCAGTGGCTCGCACGACACGAACCGGATCGCCGCCGGCGTCTGCAGGAGATGCGGAATGCGCTCGTCCGCTTCCTGCTGGCGTTCGGCGGAGACGCCGAGCCATATATTGTCGAAGAACGCGCCTCCATCATGCAGCGTGTACCAAGAGCCAACATCCGCCGCGGCGTGTCCGGCTTCGACGATGGCCTTGATGGCAACACTAACCCGATCGACCGAATGGTGACGGCCCAACGTCTTGCAATAATCCCGCATCCTCTCGCTGCGCTTCGTCAGCACCTGGAAGGTGTGCGGCGTGAGCGCCATCACGGCGAAGATGCGGTCGATCCATGCGTCGGGCACGAACTCGCCGAACAGGTCCGTCATCGAGCAGACGAAGATCGTCCGCGGCTTCTTCCACGAGAGCGGCGCCAGCAGCGTCTTTTCGTCCAGGTAGACCTCGACCTTGGCGAGATTCTGCGCGGCATAGGCAAGGCCGTTGCCGCCGCTGTCGCCGCCCTTCATGTTCTGCCATTCCGAATAGCAGAAGCGGCAGCCCTCGCTCGCGTGCACGCAGAACCAGCCGCGCTTGCCGGTCTCGCGATGGCGCGCGCGGATTGGATTCCACGTCACGCCCTGCGAGCCGTCGGCATTGCGGCACCATTCGATCGTCGTCATGCGGCCTCCCGGATGTTGACCTGGAAAAAACCCTGCTGGCCCTTCATCGGGATCGGCGCGTCGAACGCGCGCACATCCTCCATCGGCCAGGCCCAGTTGAAGTCGCCGCGATCGCTGTCGTGGGGCAGGCCGGTGAAGATCGCCCCGGCATTGCGCGGCTTGCCGAGCCGCACGGTGCCGAGCGCGGCCGCGAGCGGCAGCAGGCGATACTTGTGCGCGGCCTTCACGCGCTCGAGCAGCGCCCGCGCCTTGTCGGCGACGAGGCCGGTCATGTCGTCGTCGCGGCCGAGCCGCGCCAGCAGATCCTCGACCTCGGCCGGCTTCACCGGCCGGGCGCCGGCCTGGATCACGACGCGCTCGCCGATCGCCGGCGCGTTGACGTAGCGCAGATAGCTCTTTGGCCGGAACTCGAACGGCTTGGCGCCGACCATGATCAGCGACGCCCAGGGCTGCCAGACGGTGAAGGCTTTCATGGTGTCCTCAATCCGTAAGCCAGTCGGCGACATATTGGCCGATGTGCTCAATTTCTTTTGCGCTCAGCGGCGGCTCGAAGCCGGCTTCCTCGCCGGTGAGGACCGTGTTGCGCGGCAGGGCGGGCAGGCCGGCGGCGTCAGCACGAATGACCAACCACCAGTTCGGATACAGGCCGGGATTAGCGTGACCGTCGGTCCAGACCTCGAAGGCGTGTCCGCGCAGCTCGTAGTCCTGCGAGATGCAGCGGTCGCTCATCGTTCCTTCCTCCGCAGCGATTCAAGGATCTTCCAGTAGCGCTTGCGCTGGAGCGCGATGTCGGGCTTGCGCCGGCGGCGAAATTTGACCAGCACGCCGAGCTCGTCGAAGGGCACGCGGACGGGGCGTTGCCGTGCCATCAGATCACCAGCCGATAATCGATGGAGACCAGCTGTCGCTCCAGCTTCACCTCGCGCAGCGCGCGCTCGAATTCGGCGAGCGCCGCGGCATCGTGCGTCTGCGGCTGCACGACTGCGATCCAGGCATGCACCGGCGTGCCGGTGTCGGTCGCGCCGATCCACTTGCGGCAGGGCGTGCCCTGCACGCGCTCGACGATGCCGGTCGGCTCCAGCGTGATCTTCATTTTCCCTTCTCCTTCTTGGTCGTGGCGAGCCCCATCGTGCCGCCGCCGCAATCGCATTTCGGCCAGCCGTGGCGCAGGCAGGCCGCGGCATCGACCGTGCGGGTCGCGCAGCACTTGCCGCAGATGACGCGGCCGGCGAGCAGCGAGGGGTGCGATTTTGCGATCTGCTCGTAGAGATCGCTCGGCGGCAGCTTGAAGGGCAGGGGGCTGTCGGTCACGGTTGCGCCTCCAGAATGTCGGCGCAGAGCCGCAGCCGCTGCGCCACGATCAGCGGATCCTGCCCGTCGGCGAGGATCCATTGCCCGCTCTTGCCGGGGTGCATCGAGACCACGGCGATCACGACCGGGTCCTGCGTTCGTGGCGACGTGCGCAGCACGGCGATCGCGTCGTCGCGGAAGTCCTCGTATTTGCGCTCGAGGCGCACCTGGTGGGTCATGGCGCCCTCAATCGAACAGGTTGGCGGACGCGCGCACGGCGCCGCGGCCTTCGGTGGCGACGAGCTCGCGGGCAGACAGCCGCTGCAGATAGGTGTCGCGGGCGGAGCGCTTGTAGCCGGTGAGTTCGTCGATCTGCTCGCGCGCGACGCCGTTCGGATATTGGTCCAGCAGCACCTGCAGCACGCGCCACTCGCCCTGCGGCAGCGTGCGGGAATAATGCTCCTGCAGCGCGCGGCCGGTCGGCAGCGGCTCGTAATCGTCGCCGAGGGCGGCGATGCCCGCCTCGGTCGCGATGAAGCGCTCGCCCTCGCGTGCGACCAGCCCGGCGGCGCCGAGCCGCTGCAGATAGGTGTCCCGCGCCGAGCGCTTGTAGCCGGTCAGGACGGTGAGCATTTCGCGGGTGGCGCCGCCCTCGCGCAGCGCGATCGCGACCAGGCAGGCGCGTTCGCCCTTGGGGAGCCTGCCCGGCACGGTGGCGTCGATGGCAATTCCGGCCGGCACCGTCAGCTTGGCGCGCGAAGGCGTTCGGGGCGGGACGCCTGGCGCGGGCCGGGGAGGGATTGCGCGCGATGCCGACCCGGCCGGATCGACCTTGAACAGCGGCGGCGAGAATTCGATCTCGAGCGCGGCCCGCTCCTTGCGGATCTCGGCGAGATCGGCATCGACGGTATCGACCAGCGCCGAGACGTAACCGCGCACGCCGAGCAGCGCTTTCTTGCGCGCCTCGTTCAGCTCGCGCTTCGCGGCCGCGGCGAGCTTCTTCTTCGCCTGCTCGAAGCCGCGCTCCTCCGCCTTCTTGATGGCGTCCGGGTCGGCGACCACCTTCTTCGCTGCGGCATCGGCCATCTGCTTGCGCAGCTCGGCGAGCTCGAGGTTCTTCTGCACGAGCGCCTGGCGCAGCATCTTCGGATCGTTATGCGCGGCCTCGACCTGCACATTGGAGAGCCGCTCCTTCAGCCTGTCGAGGTTGAGCGGCTTCAGCTGCGCCCCGGCCTTGCGCTTCTCGCCGCGCTTCGGCGTCGCCGAGCTGTCGAACGTCGCCTTTTTCGGGAAGGACGCCGTGCGCAGGATGCCGCGGCTGGGCAGCCAGATCACGCCCTGGCCGCGCTCGAGCGTCGGCATCGACGCCCAGATCTCCCGCCACTTCGACTTGTCGGCCTGGCCCTCGACCCAGTTGCCGATCGCATCGCGGTCCTGCGAGCTGGTCAGCTTGAACGAGACCAGGCCGTCGACCTGGCTCAGCACGTCCTTCGACAGCACCGCCGGCCGCTGCGTGATCAGCCAGGGGATGAAGCCCTTGACGCGGCCGCGCCGGACGATCGTCTCCATCATGCCGAGCAGCCGCGCAGCGTCGCCGTCGCGGTCATTCAGGCGCTGCGGCGCCCACATGTCGGCCTCGTCGAAGATCACATGCACGGGCTCGCCGGAGGCCTTGCGGTAGAGCGCGGTCAGGAACGCGAGCATGAAGCGCCGCTCGGCCGCCTTGGTGCCGAGCTCGGACAGATCGAGGATGCAGCTCTCGGCCATGCCGGCGACGGTCTCGCCGATCAGCGCGCCGGCCTGCTCGGTCAGCGGCAGGTCGCCATGCGGCCCGCCGAAGATGACGATGTCGAAGCCCTTGCCCTTGCCGTCGGCGTCGAGCCGCAGGCCCCACCACACGCCGAGCGGATCGGGAATGACGACTCGCTTCTTCGCGGCCAGCAGCCGCTCGGCCGCCGAGCCGGCATTGTAGGTCTTGCCGCTGCCGGCAGTGCCGGTGAAGCCGAGGCGATCGTCGAGCGCCGCCGCGGGGATGGGATGGGTGGTCATCGAGTGCGCTCCTTGGACGACGATCGGCTGCGTTGCGTTTCGCGGAGGCTGTGCTCGAGCTTGGCAACGGCAAGAAGGGTTGCTTTGAGTTCGGGTGGCGCGGCGTCGTAGGCGACGGTCCATCGCCCCGCGAGTCGCGGCAGCAGCGCGCGCGGCACCGCCACCCAGTTCGCCGGATCGCAATTCGTCCTGTTGCCATCTAGGCACTTCAGGGCGTGACCGTCGGGGACTGGTCCGTTGACCCGTTCCCAATGCCATTTGTGCTTCTGGACCGGGCGCGTCGCCGCGCCTGTATGCGGGTTCGTTTCCGCGACGATCAGCACGACATAGCCGTCCTTGCCGATGAACTCGTGGCCCGGGCCGCGATAGGTGTGCGGGCGGTGGCCCTTCTTGAACTGCGTCCGCGCTCTGTTCGGGTTGAAGGGCATCTGCTTGCCCTTGTTCGCCGGAACGTTGCCTTTCGGAAAACAACCGGTGCGTCCCGTCTTCCAGCCTTTGCGTTTCGAAGCGCATGCAGCGCTTTCTTGGTGACGTCGCGGCGACCAAACCGCGCGCGAAAGCGATCGACATATTCGCCGATCACGAGGTGCCGGTTCCTCTTCAGCCAGGCGAGCTCGGCCTTGGAATAGCGGAACGGGTGCCCCTTCATGACGGCTTTCCGTTCGCGTTTTTGATGGTGGGCGCGGGCAATGCCGGAGTCGGCAGATACGGCACGGGATCGGCGCCGCCGTCGAAAGCAATCTTCGCGGCCTGGACTTGGAGCGCAGCGTTGCGGACGATCTGATCCGCCACGGCGACGATCGCCGCACCACGACGCGCCTCCACGTCGATCTGTTCCGGCGTCAGATCTTCGTCGGCCAGGCGTTCGATCTGGGCGAACAGATGGTCGTTGAGATCGGAAAGCTTGTTCTTCATCGCGCGGCCCTCCGCGCAATGTCAGAATCGCACCGCCGCCTTGCCGCGCCTGACGCCCCATTGTAAGGGATTGAGACCGGCCGCGGCCGGGCCTCGTAAGAATCGCATTGAGCAGAATCAACGGCTTGTCGCAGGTTCAAATCCTGCTGCCCCGACCATCTAACTACCTGTTTTTGCTGCATGCGATTCTGACCTTTCGGCTGCGATTCTGACGGGCGGTTCTTACGTCGTTCCGTCGCCACTGTCGGATACCCGCTTGGCGTTGCGGGCGACTTGCACCATGGCGATCTTGGCGGCGCGGCGGCGGATGTAGCGGACGGTGGTGTCGCGCCGCGTATGGGTGGCTGCGTCCTTGATCAGCTCGATGTCGACGCCGGCTTCCTCGGCCTCGGTCAGCCCCCCGGCGCGGCTGTCCATGCTCCAGACCTCGTCCGGGATTCCGGCCGCCCGCGCGATCGCCCGGAACCATTTCCGGTAGGAGCGCTCCTGCACGGCATAGCCATGCTCGCCGGTCACGATCGCGCCCTGGCGCTCGCCATGCGGCACGCTGTCCAGCAGCGGGAAGAGCAGCGAATAATTCTGCAAATCGAAATCGGCGGCCGAGCGGTATTTCGACTTCGACGTCCGCATGCGCCAGCGCCAGCCGGGAATATTCTCCCAGGTGAAATAGCCGGTCCAGATCTGGCCGCCGCAATCGATCGCCGTTGCGCCGCGCTTGACCGCCTTCTCGATGTCGGCCGCGGTCTTCGGCCGCTCGCCGATGACGTCCTTCTGGCGCAGCAGCAGCTCGAACTGTGCGGCGACGCCGATCGCCATCGAGCGCGCGCGCTCCGGCGGCATCACGCCGGTGCGGCCGATCTCGAGCGCCTTGCGCACGAAGGCGCCGGCCTGCGCATAGGTCATCTCCTCCTCGCGCGCACCGCCGCGCTCGAAGGTCAGCATGCTGGTCGCGTTCTTCAGGTCCTCGAGCAGCTGCTTGCAGTCATTGCGCCGCAGCGCCGCGTTGAACCGCAGCACGGTCTTGACCATCGAGATCGCGTCATGCGCGCGGTCGACGCGTTCGGGCCCGCCTGGCTCGGCCGGCAGCCGCCAATTGTCATACCAGTGCTGCGCGTCGAGGATCGTGACGTTGCGGATCAGCCGCGCGCCAACGGTGGTCTCGATGACCTTCAGGCTGTCGGTATAGGTGCGCCGTGTGTTCGACTTCACCTTGTGGAAGCGCGAGAGCGGATGCTCCTGATAGATGCGGCAGGCGGCTCGCATGGTGCCGTCATAGCGCGTGAGCTGCGCCGGCGCGCCGTCGTCGTCAGGCTTCCTGCGCTCGTCGATCCACGCCATCAGGCGGGCGGAATGCTCGCGGCAGAGGGCCGCCAGCGTCGCGTCATCCGCGTCGGGCGGGAGCGGGATGCACCTGTCGGGGAAATCCATCGGATCCCGCACGACCTGCCGGGCGATCCAGTACGGCAGACCGTGGCGGCCGCGCTTGAACCCCGGCCTGTCGCCTCTGGGGGGCATCGAAGGTTTCCGGCCCGTCCTGGGCGTCGATGATTGCCGCATTGCCGCCGACTCCGTTCCTGTCGTCAAGCCACGCAACAACGCCACGCCAGTATCGCCCACCCCACAAAGCACTAACCTGGGGAAAACCCTCTGCCTCCATCCGGCGGATCGCGGCCCGGAAGCGATCCTCGCCGAGCCGCGGATTGATCCGGCGGTGCAGCTCGCGATCGTCGATGAACAGCGGCAGGCGGTCCGGATCGAGAGGCCCTGCGCCAGCGCGATCGTCAGGCGGCATCGTCGATGTCCTCCAGCCCGACCATCGCCAGCAGCCGCGGCTGCCAGCCGAGCGCCTCGGCGCAGCTGCTGCACACGCCGCTCGGTGCGCCGATATCCAGCAGCACCCAGGCGCAGCCGACGACTTGCGGGCCTTCCGGCGTCGTGACCTCGATCTGGCAGGCGTTGAGATCCGTGCAGCCGCAGCCGCGGCAGGTGCGCACTGCGCCCGACTGGAGGGGCTGCCCGTGCGGTCCGAACAGCATCACCCGCCCTCTCCGAATTTGTTGCCAGCCCGCCCGCGCGCCTCGTCGAGCATGGCATGCGCAACGTCCGCGAGATCCCGCAGCGCATAGGTCAGCGGGATCAGCGCATAGGTCGCCGTCACGCACAGCACGATGACCGCCGCATCGCGCACCGTCGAAAGGTCGATCATGCCTCCTCCTTCTGCAGCAGGCGCCGCGCCCGCCGCGGATTGTCCTGCAGCGCCTCGATCCGCTCGACGCGGCGCTTCAGCCAGACCACGCGCTCGTGCAGGAAGGCGAGCACGGCGGCGACCGCGACCACGAGAAACAGCGGGTGCGCGAGCCAGGCGATCAGCACGAGCGACAGCAGCAGCGACGTGCGCTGCGCCAGCGCGATCCAGTCGGCGCGCTCGCGCCCGAGCCTTGGAAAGTGCCGGCCCATCATGATGCCGCCCTCTGCCGATGCGCCGAGCCTGCTCGCTTGCGGGCCAGCGCGAGCTCGAGCGAGGCGAGCTCGAGATCGAGGACGAGCTGCTTGGCGAGCGCGATTGCGTCCTGCAGCCGCCGCTCGGCGTCTTCGCTCGGGCCATGCTCGGCAGTTGCGGCGGCGACCGCGATGCGCGGGCCGAGCGTCGTGGCTGCGATCGTAGCCGCGGCGAGGAAAGGGCGCGCGCTCACGACACGGGCTCCGGGGCGTCGTGGCGCGCCTGCAGGCGGCGCGCGAAGGCGCGCGCCTTCACGCCGATGCGCCCCACATGACGGCCGTCGAGATCGATGCGGGTGCCGCCCTGCGCGACCAGGCGCTGATAATCCGGCCGCGTCAGGCACCAGGCGAGCGCGGCCTGCAGCTCGCGCCGGCGCACGCGCCCGCGCAGCCGCGTTTCGAGATCGGCGAAGATGCGCAGCTGCAGCGGCGCCCGCGGCGTGCCGTCGGACTTGAAGGCATGGGGGAATTCCGCGGCGAAAATCGCGGCGACCTCCTGCGGGCTGCGACGCCTGCTCACGGGCGCCTCCGCGCGGCCGCAAGCAGCACGGCCAGAGCGAGCAGCAGGGCGATGAACGGCAGGAGCGCGAGCAGCAACGCACGCAGGTCGCCGCGCGCCAGCGCCTCGGCGACGGCAAAGCCCATCACGATCGCGGCGCCGAAGGCGGTCAGCCGCAGGATATCGCCGAGGGCAGGGGTGGAGCGGGGAGCCGGATTCGCACCGGCACCTTTCGGGAGGGACCCCGACGCTCTGAATGTTGAGCTATCCCCGCGCAAGTTCATGGTTCAGCCCCGCGCCCGATCATTGGTGACGAGCGGCCAGTTCTTTGCGATGTCGTCCGCAATCGCCTGCCCGTATTTGCGCGCGAATGTTTGCGCGCTCGGCATCGTCAGGCTCGAACGGGCGATGGCTTGGCCAAGAATCGAGGCCGCGGCCGTCGCGACGACGAGCGTGTCGTGGCCTTCAGCCGCCGCGTTGAACCGCGCGATCAGATCGTCGAGCCCGGCAAGATCTTCGGCGGCGCGCGGGAGGTTCATCGAACGCCCTCCTCAACAACCTGCCGCAGCGTGATGTCGGTCAGCAGGTCGACCTCCGACTGGCTGATGCCTCCGGCCATGCGCACGCCCTCGAAATGGGCGCGCACGATGTCGGCGTCGATCCGGCTCAGCTGCCCCGTTTTGAGCAAGGCGCGCAGCCGCGACGCGGCGAGGCCGGACAGTTTCGCGATCAGGTCCTCGTGGCTGCTCACGACGCGCCTCCGGCGGCTTGCCGCTCTGCGCGCTCACGCCTGCAACGCTCAAGGAACGCTTCCGTCGTTTCCGACAGGAGCCAGAACTGGAAGATGACCGTGACTTCGCCTTGCTCGACGGTCTTGATCAGAACGTGGCCATACTCGTTCTGCCCGCGGTCCTCGACCGGCCGGTCGATCTTGTCGAAGTCCGCACGGTCCTTGATGCCGATATAGATGTAGTGCGGGCCCGCGACGCCGACGAACTCACTCGGGCGGTACTCTAAGCGCTCGTTCACGACGCGCCTCCCGTGTCGGGCAACGCGACCGGCGGCGTGTCAAACTCCGGGATGTCGCCGCCGATCGCGCGCTTCGCCCGCATGACCGCGAGCTTCTCGGACAGGGTGAGGCGCGGCACCACGCCATGGCTGAAGCTTTTCGACAGGCGCGAGCGGCGCCCGCCCTGCATCGGATGGCGGCCCAGGCCGGGGCCGGCAGCGCCGATGTCGCGCCGGCGCACCTTGTTCGACTTGGCGATCGCCGGCGTCACGACCTGCGCGCCGTGCAGGTGGTTGCAGAGGCGATGCGCGATGCCGGTGCGCTTGCCGCCGAAGGCTTTCGCCTTGCCGGGATCGTGGCTCTCGTCCCAGGCGTCGGTCTTCTGGACCGGCAGATCGCAGAGATTGCAGATCGGCAGGTCGCCGCGGCCGCTCAGCTGCGCGTTGTGCTTCTCGCGCAGCCACAGCGCCTCACGCTGCTTCGATCCGAACAGATATTTGCGCGCCATGTCCCTAGCCCTCCCGCACGGGCGAGGCATCGAGCCCACGCCGGATCAGCTGGCGGATGGCCTCCGACGTCGTGACGTCGGAGGCGAGCGCGGCGCGGCCGATGGCCTTGAAGGTCGCGGCATCGACGGTGACGACGATGCGGCGGCTGCCCGGACACTTCGGGTCCTCGATGCCGCGCGCCGCACGCGGGGTGAACGAGGGCAAAGGCTTGCGCGTGAAGATCTGCGCGAGGCGGGCCAGGGGGCTGGAATGCTGCATGGTCAGCTCCCCTGCGAGAGCGGGCCAGCGGCCCGGCGGCGTTCACGCAAGCGGCGCTGGCGCTCGGCCGCCGTCTTGTCGCGCGGCGCGGTGCGGCTGAGCAGCAAGGCGGGATTGTAGTCGAGCCGCCGCAAGGTGGCGGCGATCTCGGCGGCCAGCAGGATTGTCAGGCGGCTGGCGATGGCGGATGCGGCCAGATCAATCGGATCGGCGGCGTGATGCGGTTGGTTCGACATGATCGCCCCCCCTCACGCCGCGCGCCGGCGACGCGGACGGTCGGGCAGGGGCGCCGAGTAGCGCGGATCGAAGCGCGCCGGATCGATCTTGCCGGTGGCGCGATCGAGAAAGCGGCGAATGCCGAAGATGTCGTGCGCGAAGTCGAACGGATTCGCCGCCAGCAATTCGTCGAGCCGCAGCGGGCAGCCGTTGGCGTGACAGGCGGTGACATCCATCTGGATGTCGAGCTCGGTGCAGCCTGCGACGCTCAGCGCCTGCAGCTCGGCGATCGCGCGCCTGGCGATCTTGCGGATGACGATGCGTTCCAGGGCGTTGGCCCGGAACGAAACGCGGCTTTGTTTGGGCATGTCGCGGTCCCTCGCGATTGAGTCGGCGAGGGAAGGCTACGCATGTTGCGTAATCGAGTCAACGCAAATTGCGTAGCAAGGGCTGTTAAACTTGCTTTGCCGCAATTCAGCGGCAACGGGGGATACAAGATGACCAAGCTTTTTGCGGTGCTTCTTATCGCCGCCGCGCTTGCGCCGACGATTGCCAGCGCGGGACCGTGCGACACCGCGTCCGACAGGGCGAGCGACGGATCGCGCTGCGGTGACCGAGCAGCTGACCGCAAGCCGGGCGGCAAATAGTCGATTTTCTTAAGGGCTCGTCATGTGGCCAGTCGTTCTATTTCTGGCGTTTATTGTGCTTTTCGGCCTGGCTATGCCGGCGATGCTTGACTCAATTGGCGCGGCGCTGACTGGCATTTTCTTTCTAGTAGGCTGGTTCGCGACGATCGGTGTGGCTCTTGGCATTGACGAGCAGGGCTTTTCTTTGTCCGCAATCCGCAGCGGTGTCGTCGATGGAATGCGGTTTCTCGGGCACTGGTCAGCCATCATGGCTACGATGTTTGCGCTCAGCTTCGCACTCTTTTTGATCGCGTTGGTGTTTGCGTGACGGCTACTCGCTCCTGGCCATGGCCGGTGACAAAATCGCTAGAACCGGCGCGGCCCATTGCAGTTGTTGATCTTGCAGCGGCTCGCCGCCGGCGCCCCAAAGATCATAGCGTCGCGCCTTGCGGCCGCGGGCGATGCGCTTAATCAGGATTCGCCCGTCTGCCAGGCCGACGACGCAAAGCTGGCCTACAAGATCGGGGCCAGGCGCGTCGCGCCGTTTCGAAAAATACGCGAACCAGCCGTTGAACGGCCCAAGAGAATCGCCGCGGACCTCGGCTGCGACGGTATGATCGGGCGCTGATTGTGGGAGTGTCACGTCTCCGAAGGGCCCTTGACCATCTTCGAAATACATCGCAGCGCCGGCGCCTACATGGCCGACCACTGGAGCACGATGCTCGTCGCGTGGTGGACCTTCGCCTTCCAGGACCCATTCCCACCGCACACGATAGGCGCGCCCATAGCGTTTCGCGGCCTCGCGGCTGGGGTTACGGTCGCCGTTTTCATGGCCGAGATAGGTCGACACCGGCCACCCAAAGGCTCGGGCGGCGTCGGTCGGTGTGCCGTATTTTCCGTGCTGCTCTCGCGCCCATTTCAGACGCGCGGCGGGAGAATCAAGAACCATGAATGACCTTCGCAAAATGCGTTACGCATCGGGCGTTGACACGACTACGCATCATGCGTAGCGTGCCGACCGCCATGCGATCGGTCTCAGAGATTCTCGAAACGCTGGGCGGATCGACTGCCGTTGCTGCGGCGCTCGACCTGCCATTCACGACCGTGGCCTCTTGGAAGGCCCGTTCGTCGATTCCGGTGCCGTACTGGAAACCCCTCGCCGAAGCCGCGCGCCAACGCGGTGTGCGAGGGCTCACTGTCGATGTCCTCGCGGAGCTGGCCGCCAAGCCGATCCGCACCAAGCGCGCCGCGCGAAGTCGATCGCGCGCCGCCTGAGTTTCGCCGTCGCCCTCCCGGCAATCATCGTGATGGAGGGTTCCACGCGAGTCGAATCCGCCCCTGTGGGCGCGTGTGGACAAGTTCAGAGTGTGCCGATTGTCTTGAGGGGCTGTTGATGCGGTATCGATCGTGGAAGCTGACGGACGTAACCTGGGTGCCGCAGGGCGACCTTAATGCGCCTTTGCCGCCGGCGCGTCCGGCGCCGCCAGTAGCCCGCGCGCCAGAGCATCCGCCCGCGCCCGTGTCATGCCCAGAGCAATCGACGCCAGCCGGCCCTCTGCAAGCGCTTGCGCGCTGGTGGCGAAAAAAACTTGCAGCACGATCGAGCCGTCGGGAAGCCGGCCAATCCGGAAATCCTGCAGCTCGTGAGCCAGGGCATCATCGTCGGCCATCGGCGGATGATGGCGCACCCGACGGCTGAGCGTGAGCAACTTTGCGTTGTCCACAGCGCGTGTGGACAAGTCCGGTGATGGTTCGCGTGCGTGCGTGCGTGTCTTTTTCTTTCACCGCCGCACGAGGTCCGTCATGGCGCAGCCCGCCGATTTCTCGACCGACTATTCGGACGAACCCTGGACGCCGCCCGCGCAGCCGGAGCCCGCGCCCGCGCCGCAAGGCCCGCTGACGCCGAAGGCGCGCGCCATCGCGCTCATTGCCGCGATCGCGGACGAATTCGCGCGTGCCTCGGCGCCGGCGCTCGCCGGGACCGCCGGCGCCGGCGCGCTGATCGCGCTCGTGTGTTTCCTCAAGCTGCTGGCGTGGTGAGGGCGATGGGGGAGGTGATCATCCTGCCGGTGAGAGCAAATGCAGGCGCGCCGCGACATGCTGGCGAGCGAGACGCGGATCATCGCCTTCGCGACCGGCGACGAAATCCAGCTCGCAATGCCGCGCAGGGACTGGGCCCAGCTCGAGGCCGTCGCGTCTTCGAAGGGCGTAACTGTCGCCGATGTGATCGGCGAAGCGATACGCCTGCACTTTTCGGCGGTGCGCCCATGAAGGCTCGCGCATGCCGAAGACCCGCCGCCGGCAGCGCGGCGGCAGGATGGCCCCGCCCGGCCGAGTTCCCCTCAGGAGCCGGGCGGGGCCAGGATTGCAGCGCGGGAGCGCGCGCATGAACGCGCTCCTGCGCCCGCGCGCGCCGTTCGAGCAGCTCGCCTTCGGGGCCTACGGGCTCGCGATGATCGACCCGCCCTGGCCGACCAAAATGCGCTCGGACAAGGGCGAGGAGAAAAGCTCGGTCCGGCATTACGGATCGATGTCGTTCGAGGCGATCGCCGCCTTGCCGGTGGCGGACCTGCTGGCGCGAGACGCGCTGGTGTTTCTGTGGTGCACCTGGCCGCTGCTCCTGCATGGCGGCGATCCGAAGCGGCATTACCGCGACCACGACGCCGCGCGCTCGCGTGTCGGCGAATGCCTCAAGAGCTGGGGCCTGCGCTATGCGAGCGGCGGCTGCTGGCTGAAGCGCACCGCCTCGGGCAAGCCCGCCTTCGGCACCGGCTATCGGGTGCGGTCCTCGACCGAGCCGTTCCTGATCGCGGTCAAGGGGTCGCCTGCGAATTCGCGCGGCGAGCGCAACATCATCGAAGGGCTGGCGCGCCAGCATTCCCGCAAGCCCGACGAGGCCTTCGCCTGGTGCGAGCGCTGGGCGGGCGAGGTGCGCCGCATCGAATTGTTCTCGCGCCAGACCCGGCCGGGCTGGGACAGCTTCGGCTTCGAGGCCGGCAAGTTCGACCCCGTGGTGCAGGTGGCCGCATGACGTGGGAGCGCAAGCAGCATCTGCGTCAGATCGGCGAGGCGACCAAAAAGGCGTTGCAGCACCGCCAGTGGAAATGGTCGCGGCGCATGAACGGCTTTTCCGACCAGCCACTCTGGCGCGTCGTGGCCCGCAAGGTGTCTCTGCCGCTCGCGACCGTCGTGGCCTTCGTCAACCGGCTGGAGGAGCTGGCGAACAAGGCCGATGACCGCGGCAGCGTCGCCGATTTCAGCGCGGCCGAGTTCGGTGCTGCCCTCGACATCGCCGAGGAGGATGCGGCGCGCATCTTCGCAGCGCTCGAGCAGCAGGATGTCGCCTGGGTCGCATATGATCACATCGCCGATTTCCACGGCCGCAATCGCGATGGCGACGGCCAGGACAGCACTGCTGCCGAACGCAATCGCCGCCTGCGCGCCCGCAAGAGCGGGATGGCGGCGATCGCCAAGATGGTGGGGCGCGGCGAATTGCCGGCGGAGGCGCGCGCGCTGATCGAGGCGCAGGTCCTCAACGACGTCGACTTGTCCACAGCGTTACAGCGTTACGACGTAACGAGACGTCTCGCTGTCACGGTTACGGCAGAGCAGAGCAGACATTTTCAATCTGCCCCTGTGGACAACAACGGCGCCGGCGCCCGCGGCGAGAAGGCCGCCAATGAAGGTGCTGGCGGATCGAGCGAAGTTTCGTCCCCGCGAGTCGCGCCCGCTGCCGGATCATCCACAGACGCAGACCGTTACGGCGTAACGGTTCCCGCTGTGGACAATTCAGAAGCCGCCAGCTGGCTACAGGGTGAGGGCGCCCGCATCGTTGTCGAGCGCATGGCGGTGACACCGCAGCGCGCCGCCTTGCTGCTCGAGCGCTGGGCGCGCGACCTCGACGATCCGATGGCGATGGCGGCGATCATCCTCGGCGCCGACAATGCGGAGCTCTCGGGCCCGCGCTTTCATGTATCGGTGTCGTCGCAGATCGAGCGGCATGTGCGCGCGAAGGCGAATGGCGCGCCGCTGCCGCTCGGCCCGGTGCGGCTCGGCCCGGCGGCCGCAGGACCGTTGCGCGCAGCCGACGAACCCGTCGCGTCGCCGCAGCCGTCGACCGATCCCGTCATCGCGCTGCCGCGCAAGGCGGCGGGCTAGCAGAGGAGGCCTCCATGTCATCGCGTGAGCAAACGAGACGGCCGCAGTCGGCGAGCGAGGAGCCGATTGCCGACGCGCGGCAGCCCGAGACGGCGCAGGATCCGCCGCCCGCGATTCCCCGCTCGGAATCGCAGGCCTTCCTCGAGCGCCTGGTCGCGATCAGCGCCTCGCTGCGCGCGAGCGCTGCAAGCCTGCAGGACGTGGTCGCAGTGGCGACCGGTGAGCAGGCCGAGCGGCAGCGCCGGCAGCTGACGCACGCCTTCGCCAAGCCGGAGGGCTTCTTCGCGGCGGCGAATTCCGCGCTGACCGAGGCGGAAGCGTCGGCCAAGCTGATCGAAACGGCGGCCGGCCAGCTCAAACAGGCGTTCTGAAAGCGGTTGAGCGGTTCCACAGACCGCATTGAATTACCGTCCTTTTTGGCCGATAGTCTCGGCCGGGAGGGGCCATGATCACCGCGCGCCCCATCATCGATGGCGAGGATCTCGCCGGCCAGGTGCTGCTGGTCCGGGTGCGCTGCCGCGCCGTGCACAAGGACACCCGGCTCGCCTGCGTGCGCCTCGTGGATTCGCCGCGCTTCGGCGGGCGCTTCCAGGCGCATGTGATCGATGTCGCCGCGATCGCCGGCGTCGAGATCGACCCGCCCGCCGACGAGACGCTGGTGCCGCGCTAGAGCAGCAGCAGCGCGATTGCGATCAGGCCGCTGGCGAGCGCCATGCCTCCGATCAGCAGCAACAAAGTGCCGTCCCGCGTCCACGCCATTGCCAGCGCTCCCGCCCCGTTAACGCTCTCGCAAGGGCTAACCGCTAGGGGCGAGGCGGGGGTTTCGTAATGCGTGGTTCCCCAGAGCCTTACCGGCTGACCTTCAGGTTGCCTGCGAGCATCGGATTCGCGGTCGCGCCGGGCCGGCACACGCCCTGCCTGCATCCCTGCAAGCTCGTGGTCGATGCGCTCGGCCTCGTCACCATCGAGGGGCCATCCCGCCAGCGCTGCTTCGACCAGGCCGAGCGCTGGTTGATGCCGCTCGCGAAATATCTGCCGCCGACGTCGATCGCGGCGACTCTGCGCACGCCACCGGAATTCCGCCCGGGCGGGAGCGATGCCTGGACCATCATCGTCGGCGCGCGCATCGCGTTTTCGCCGACGCCGCTCGAGCCCTACATTCCCGATGCGCAAGCCCGGCCCGCGTAAGCCCTGGCTCGACGACGAGCTCGCGGCGCTCGCTGCGATCGATCCGCGCGAGCGCGGCGCCGTGAAACGCCATGCGCAGGTCTTCGCCCGCGACCCGGCTGCGGTCTCGACCAAGCTGATGGTGATGCGCCAGCGGCGGCGCGCGCCGGATCTCGACGCCCGCTACACGCCGCGCGGCCATCCTTTCCCGAACCCGAAATACCGGCTCGGCTAAGCCTTAACCTAGATTTCCAGATCGCGGCGGCGTCCCGTGCGCTCGCCTATCGTCGCGGCTGCCCGCCCGGGAGCCGCGCCTTGAATCGCTCGCCGCTACGAAGCCTCGACATCGAGAAACTGCTGCAATGGGCGTTTCGCGACGAGCTGCCGAAGCAGCGCATCGAAGGCACATGGGGCTATTCGGTCTCGCCGATGTTCCGGCTCGCCGCGCTCGGTGTGCGCATCGACGATTTCTCGAACGAGCCCGGCTTTCCCAATGCGCTCGGCGCCTGTCATCCAGACGCCGAGGCGATCGGCCTCGCGGTCGAAGCGCTCGAGGACGTCGGCATCGACTGGCCGGGGAGCCGCCCGCACATCCTCGGCGACATGGCCGCGCTCGTGCCCGAAGACGACGTGACGCTGTCGGCGCTCGTCGTCTGCCGCGCGGGTCTCGTCGGCATGCACGCCCGCATGGGCACGCGGCCGCGGCTGCTCGCGGATCCCGAGCCCGAGCCGATCGTCGGCAATAACGGCAAGCCGATCGTGCGCTATCTCGACGATCAGGGCCGCATCGTCGAGGGCCGCACCCGGAGCCGACATTACGGGACGGCGGCGCGCTCGCCGCTGCGCTGGTTTCCGGTGCCGCGCGAGATCGCCTTCGCGCGCATCGAATATCTGATCTGGCACGAGGCGCTCTGCGAGCTCGCGGCTGCTCTCAACGGCCGCATGTCCGAGCGCATGGCCTTGCCGCCGTCGGCGCCGGCGGCGCCATGGAAGGAGCGAAAGGCTTAACCATGTGAGGTGGCCGCGGTGCCCGGCGCGTTGACTTGCGCCTGGCGCTTGGCGATCCTTTCAAAAGCAGACAAGCGTCCCCGGCACCCGCCGGCGGGCGCTTTTTGTTTCGGACCTGTACGCTTTGGGGCTTGACAGCCGTATTTAGGGGGTGTAGGGTTTGGACCATCAGCAAGGGCTGATGGCCGCGCCTCGGGATCAGGGGCAGAGAGACGACCATGATCAACCACCCAAATCGCAGCAATCTTTCCTACGTTGTCCCGGCCCCGGTGTTTGCCGACGCCGACCACATGGCCTACATCATCGGCCAGGCTAAGACGGCGGCTGAGGCCGTCGCGATTTATGAGGCTTATTACGCCGGGACTGGCGAAACGCGCCGGATCATCGCGGTGAAGGCTTGCCCCGATCGCGGCAAGGAAGGCCCGGTTGACGGCTGGGTGCCAGAATTTCAGGGCTGACCGATGACCAGCCTTGTCGAGGTTTACCGCCGCTTCCCCACAAAGGAAGCGGCGCTCTCGCACCTTGAAAAGGTGCGCTGGCCCAAGGGCCCGACTTGCCCCTACTGCGGCTGCGATACGGTCGCACGGCACAACGAAGCGGCGCGCCGCGACCGGCTGCAATGCTGGTCGTGCAATCGCAGCTTCTCCGCGACGGTCGGTACGATCTTCCACAATTCGCATGTCGAGTTGCAGCGATGGTTCCTGCTGATCGCGCTCATGTTGAACGCCAAGAAAGGTTTGAGCGCGATGCAGGCCGCACGCGATCTCGACATGCGACGGCCTACGGTCTGGAGCATGATGCACCGTATTCGTGGCGCGATGAAAGACGATGGCCGGTTGCTCTCCGGACTTGTAGAGATGGACGAAGCTTACGTTGGAGGCAAGCCGCGCAAGCGCAATCGGCGCGACGACGACACGCCCTCGCCGCGCGGTCGCGGCACGTCGAAAACGCCGATTGTCGGCGCGGTTGAGCGGGGTGGTCGCGTCAAGACGAAGATGGTCATTGCCGACGAAATGACGGCTGACGACATGGACGCGCTGGCCCGCGAGATGATCGACTGCCCGCGCTCGACGGTCACGACCGATGAATACAGCGGGTACAACTCGCTCAACAATTTCGTCGCACATCGCCGCGTCAATCATTCGGTCGCGTTCGTCGAATACGACCTATTCGGCGCGGCGCACACCAACACGATTGAGGGCTTTTGGGCGCTGGTGAAGCGCGCGATCTTGGGACAATGGCACCACGTCAGCCGGAAATATCTCGCGCTTTATCTGCGCGAGTTGGCGTTCCGCTACAATTTGCGAAACGGCGGGTGCGATCTGGACGCGGTGCTGCATCTAGCGGTCAAGCCTTAAAGTGGACAATTCCGTTTTGTTTTGGGACGCGGGCGATGACGTGAAGACGATCGCGGCGGCGCTGGACGAGCTCGCGGGACGCATTGCGCGGATCCCGCCGCCTTCGGCGCGGCGCCCCCATGCCTTCCACGAAGAGCGCTCCGAGGTCGCCTCGCTCGCCCGCGCCATTGCCGAATGGCACCGCACCGGCCGCAAGCCGGTCGACGCGCTCGAGGCCTGCAATGAGCCGCTGCGCCGCTAGCGCGCGGACCGCGCCGGCCTTCGTCGCGCAGACCGGCGAGGCGAAGAGCTGCGTCGATCGCCGCGCCTGGATCGAGGCCGCGGCCAGGGCGGCGCGGGCGCAGGGCTGCACCTTCTGCCGCGCGACCTACGACACCGCCCGCGAGCTCACGCTGCTCGAGGGCTGGCTGACCCGGCCGGAGCGCCAGCCCGAGCCGCATTTCCAGCTGACCCGGGGCGCCGCTGGCGTCCGATAAGCGTCATTCCCGGACGTCAGCAGATTCCTGATTTCACCCAGGGGTGTCCGGCCCGTCACTGACGTGGCGACGGTACGGCTACCGGCCCCCGCAAACAGCGAGCCGCGCGAACCGGGGTGCCACGAGCCCGGGGAGCAGATGCCGGAGCAAAGGCACGTCCCGGCGGAAGGCAACAAAACCGTGACCGACCCAGCCCGCTGTAAGGCGCGCGGGCGAAAGCGCGTCGGCGGCCTGCAAGCCGCCTAACCAATTCACCAATGGAGGGCCGTCCATGATCGGCATGCGATTCCGCCATCTCGCCATCATGGGCACGGCGCTGATGGCGCTGCCGGTCTATTCGGTCCCGACGACGCAGCGCGCAGAATATGTCGCCCGGCAGGAGCGCCAGGCTCGCAGGCGCTTCGAGCGCCGCGCCCGGTCCCTCAACCGCTCGCGCCACTGGCCAAAGGCCGAGACCTACAAGGACGCGCGCCGGATCTCGCCTTATCCCGACCGGCCGGTGCGCTGAGCCAGGTGGAAGAGTTTTGCGCCTTCTGCGCAGAAGTCTTCCACTAGGCGGTATAGCGTAACAATCGCAGCGGCTTGCAGGTGGACGAGAAAACCGCCTCGACCGCGCTGGCCGACCCGATGGCCTCGGTCCGCGCCTATCTGGCGGCCGAGAAATCGCCCGGCACCAGGCGCGCCTATGCCGCCGACTGGCGGGCGTTTCACACCTGGTGTGAAAGTGTAAAGGAGCCGCCACTGCCGGCGCGGCCCGAGACGGTCGCCCGCTATCTCGCGCTGCTCGCCGACCAGGGCCTGAAGGCCTCGACCATCGTGCGGCGCTGCGCCGCCATCCGCTACGCCCACAAGGCCGCCGGCCACGAGCCGCCGACGGCTTCCGAAGGCGTCAAGGCGACGATGCGCGGGATCCGCCGCTCGATCGGAACCGCCGTCACCCGCAAGGAGCCGGCGGTCGCAAGCGTTCTAGCCTTGATGCTCGAGCGCCTGCCGGCCACGCTCGCCGGCACCCGCGATCGCGCATTGCTGCTGATCGGATTCGCGGCGGCGCGGAGGCGTTCTGAGATCGCCGCGCTCGATGTTGCCGACATCGCGTTTCATCGCGACGGCATGATCGTGCATGTGCGCCGCTCCAAGACCGACCAGGAAGCCGCGGGCGCCGAGATCCCGGTGCCGCACGGCGTGCGGCTTCGTCCCGTCGCCGCGCTGCAGGCCTGGCTCGAGGCTTCGGGCATCACGCAAGGTCCGCTGTTCCGGCCGATCGACAGACACGGCCGGCTGCAGCCCGGCCGACTGACCGACCGCTCAATCGCGCGCATCGTCAAGAAGGCGGCGCGCGGCGCAGGCCTCGACGAGGCCGTGTTCTCCGGCCATTCGATGCGCGCGGGCTTCGTCACCTCCGCGCTCGAGGACGAGGTGGACTTCTTCAAGGTGATGAACACGACCGGCCACAAGGACGTCCGCACGCTGCGCGTCTACGATCGCCGGGCCCGCGGCTTCGCCCAGCATGCCGGCAAGGGATTCCTCTAGGCCCGCGAATATGATTCTCTCCGTGTCGGTCGCGACTGAGCGATCGCAACACGGAGGCCTTCATGGCTGCGGCAAAACGGAAATCGGCGACGCGTCCCGCGAAAGCGAAGAGCGCGCGCAAGACGATGAAGACGAGCGCGCGGCGCACAACGAAGCGTCGCTAGCGGCATCGTCGGAAAAGCCGAGCAGGGGCCGTCACATCGTGGCGGCCCTTTTTGTTTGAGGAGCGTCCATGATCGCAGCGCCGGCGCCGCTCGAGACCAAGGCCACGCCGGCGCGCTGCGCTGTCGTGCATGCCTGGCTCACGCAGAAGCGCCGCGCCGAGCTCGATGAGCTCGCGCAATGGCGCCGCACTCATCCCGACCAGCTGGTCGCGCAGATCCTCGACGCCATCCTCGCCGACCAGGATCCTCCGGGCCTCGTGACGGCGCTGCTCGAACGCCGCTGAATGCCGGTTCTCAAGAACGCCAAGCACGAGGCGCTCGCGCAGGCCTATTTCAAGGACCGCGAGCGCGTAGGATGGAAAGCCTATAAGGCCATCTATCCCAAATCCTCGCAGCGGGCGGCCGAGACCGGCTTCTCGCGGCTGCTGAAGAAAGCTGAGTTTGCAGCCCGGATCGCCGAGCTCGACCAGGCGGTGGCGCAGGCCTCGGTCGACGCCAAGGTGATGGACCTGCAGGAGGTGCTGGCGGAGCTCTCCAAGCTCGGCCGCGCCAACATGCAGGACTTCATCGTTTCCGGCGCCGACACCTCCGACGTCGTCACGGCTTTGCGCGATATGAATCGCGAGCACGCGGCTGCGATTCAGGAGCTCACGATCGAGACCTATCTCGAGGGCCGCGGCGACGACGCCCGCGAGGTCAAGAGCGTTAAGCTGAAGCTGCACGACAAGCGCGGCGCGCTCTCCGAGCTGCGCAAGCATCACGAGCCGCAGAAGCATCAGCACGAGCATGCCGGCAAGGACGGCGGCGCGATCGAGGTCGCGCCGGCAGGCTCCATGGATATCGCGCGCCGCATTGCCTTTGCGCTGGCGAAGGCCAGGCGCGAGGCCGCCAAGGCTGCCGCGAAACCCAAGGAGTAACGCATGTCGATCGAGACCATCACGCTGACGGCGGCGATCGCCAACGCCGCGTCACTATCCGACGCGATTCATCTGCGCACGCACCGTCTGTTCGCGCTGCAGATGCCGGGCACATGGACCGCGGCCGACCTGACCTTCCAGGGCAGCTATGACGGCACGACCTATGCCGACGTCTACGACGAGGACGGCGCCGAGGTGACGGTCGAGGCCGATGCCTCGCGCTTCATCATCCTCGACCCGGCGAAATTCCTCGGCCTGCAGCGCCTGAAGATCCGCTCCGGCACGACGGGCAGCCCGGTCAACCAGGGCGGCGCGCGCAGCATCCAGGTCATCGGGATCTGCTGACCGGCCGATGCGCGACCTGCAGAAATGGCTGGCCGCCGGCGCGCTCGGCAGACGGCGAGGCGACATCAATTACGCGGAATTCCCGCCCGAGGCGTTTCTCGGTTCGGCGCTGGTCGGGGATTTCAATCCGGCCGGGCTTGGCCTCGCGCAGACCGACAACGTCGTCACGTCCTGGGTTTGCGAGCTTACGGGCGCGGCGCCTGCGCCGAACGGCTCGCCGGTCTTTTCCCCCAACGGCTTCGGCCTGGCCGGCAAGCCCTGCGTCAATCTCGTCAACGGCACCAGCCAGCGCTTTTTCACCAATGCCGGCATACCCGGCACATGGCCGACCGGCACGGCCGAGGGCTGGCTGTGGGCGCTGGTCAGCCAGGACGGCGGCGCCGGCGCGCTCGATACCGCCACGCGCACCGTTTTCGGCTATGGCACATCCGGCGCCGGCGCCGCGCGTGAGCTCACCAAAGTCACGATCGGCGGGACCGCCAGCCGCTTCCGCGTCTGCCGCACGACGGCCGGCGCAGGCCTGACCGATACGTCCAAGCTGTTCGACGGCATTCACATTGTCGGCGGGCGCTACGTGGCCGGCGGTACCAATTTTTTCGGCCGCATCGACGGCGCCGACACAAACCCGGCTTCGGCTGCGACCGGCTTCAACACATCCGGCTCGCGCATCGGCATCGGCTGCGACGTGTCGAGCGGCACGACGCCGGGCTCGCACGGCATCCTGAAAATCGCCCGCATCCTGGTCACGGCTGCCCTGACAACCGAGCAAAAAGCGCTGCTCGAAGGCTGGGGCGCCTGGTATTCGGGAAGCTGACGCATGGCGTCCGCGCTGCTCGCCGAAGGCCATCCCTTCAAGAACACGCCGCCGAACGACCCGGGCTTCCGGCCCGAATTTCTCGGCGGGTTTTTCCTGCGGCCGTGGGACCTCGCCGAATGCGTGGCGTGGTCCGGTTCGCCGCCGGACGAGAGTGCGGGGCCGGTGGCCGGCCGCGCGATCGACAGCATTTCCGACAAGTATCTGACGGAGCAGATCGCCGTCACCGGCACGGTGACGATCCTGCGCTGTCGCGCCGACCCCTATACCGCGATCGACGACTCGGTCGGCTGCCGCGGGCTCGGCTTCACGGGGGGCAGCTACATCAACATTCCGCGCCGGCAATTGCGCGGCATGGCGATGTCAAGCTCCTCGCTCACGCGGCCGCAACGCTTCCTGATGGCGCTCTATCTGACCGGCGCCGCCGCCCGCACCGGCGACGGCACGATCTTCGACATCGGCGGCTATCGCCTAACGATCGGCAGCGACCCGACCGAACTCACCTTCACGGCGCCGCGCGCATCGGTGAATTACTCAAAGGTCTGGGCTGGCGGCTTTCCGCAACCGGACGAAGGCGACCCGGAACGCTCGATTATCGAAATAATCTGGGACGCGGCGACCCCCTCGGCGACGCTGAAGCATCACAATGCGTCCGGCACCGAGACGATTTCCGGCAGCGAGACGGTGGGCTCCGGCGCGTTCACGGCGGTGACCACGTCGCCGATGACCTTCGGCGGCCGCAGCGGCACCAACGGCCACGATTTCGGCATCGACATGCTCGCCGTCTATCGCGGCGCCGACAAGACCGACGACGTTCTCGCCTGGCACTTCGCCAACCTGCCGAGCATCACCTATCCGGAGATCGTGGTCGACGGTCCGGACGGCGGGACGCCCTACGAGGTCCAGAACCTCGATACCAGCGGCACCGGCTCGCTCGCCGGCGATACCAACGGGCTCGGCGGCACCGGCACCGGCAAGCGGATCGTGACCTTCTCCGCCGCGCTGGAAGGCTTCATCGACTCGCCGGCCAAGAATGTGCGCTGCTCGAACCGGCGCATCATCGGTTCTCCGAACGTCATCATTCGCGGCGGCCCGTATTTGCACCAGGGCAGCAACCACATCCACTGGATCAACCAGACTTTTGCGCCGGGCGACGACGAGGATATTGGCGACGGCCTCCAGAACCGCGACGGCCTCGTGGTCGAGGGCGGGATGTATATCCTGATCGAGCACTGCCTGCTGACGCGCACGATCGACGAGCTGATGTCCGCTTTCCAGACCGCGAACTGGCCGCCGATATTCGCCGTCCGCCTGCATCGCTGCATCCTCGCCGAGGCGTTCAGGGCCGGCGGGCACCTGCAGGGCGATCACAATTACGGACCTGTCGGTAATAACGCCGTGCATTTTGTCATCGACCATTCGGTCATCGGCGGCATCGCGCAGCGCGCGCCGAAATTCGTTGATTGCTGGGGCGCCGACTCGCACAACAACCTGATCTACGACTGGTCGTCGTGGGGACTGATGGTCGCGCACGACAATCACGACAAGGGCGGCGCCGAGCGCATCACGCACATGCGCGCCGCGCACCGCAATAATCTCCTGCTGCCGGGGCCGAGCACCAATTCCACCGCGCTGACGGGCGCGCTCAACGCCGACGCGCTCGGCCGCGGCTCGTGGTGCTGTTATCGCGACAATTGGAAGACCGACGGCGTCAATTTCGAGAACGACACGAGATACAGCCTGAGCGACGTCCAGCTGACCGAAGATGCGCAGGCCTCCTCGCTCAAGGAGACGATGGGGTTCGTCAGCCCCTACACGCCCGATCCGGTCGATACACCCGAGCAGCGCGAAGCCCTGTTCAACGACATTCTCGACAATGCCGGCCCGCGCGGCACGGACGGCGTGACCTTCCCGCCCGGCGACCAAAACGCCTATCGCGATGCGAGCCGCATCCTGCAGCGCATCCGGGCGAGGCAAGGGCTGTTCGTCAATTCCGCCGATCCGCCGCCCGCGTTAGGCTTCGGCATCGGCTATTCGGCGTGATCGTCGAAGCCGAGATATAGTCGGCCGCCGGCATGTCGACGCTGCTCGAGGAGATCGCCGGTCTTCTCGACAAGGTGCCTGCGCGCGAGCGAGAGGCGCTGATCGGCGACGGCAAGGCGGCGACAGCGGGCTTTTCCTGGGTGCCCAATCCGGGCCCTCAGACGGACGCATTCTTCTCTGAGGCGGACGAGCTCTTCTACGGCGGCCAGGCCGGCGGCGGGAAATCCGACCTGCTGATCGGCATCGGGCTGACCGAGCATCTCGACAGCCTGATCCTGCGGCGCGTCAACGACGACGCCAAGGAGCTCGCCGAGCGCGGCCGCGAGATCGCCGGCCAGGCCGGCCGCTTCAACGGCCAGAACTGGACGCTGCGGCTCGGCAAGCGGCGCATCCGCTTCGGCGGCTGCAAGGACGAGAAGGACAAGGAGCGCTACAAGGGCCGCGCCAAGGACCTGTACGGCTTCGACGAGATCTCGGATTTCACCGAGACGCAATTCCGCTTCATCACCGCGTGGAATCGCTCGAGCAAGGAAGGCCAGCGCTGCCGCGTTGTGTGCACCGGCAACCCGCCGACCAGGCCGGAAGGGCTCTGGGTGCTGCGCTATTGGGGACCGTGGCTCGATCCCAAGCACCCGCGGCCGGCGAAGCCCGGCGAGCTGCGCTGGTTCACGTCCGGCCCGAATGGCGAGGACGTCGAGGTCGAGGGCAGGGGCCCGCACCTGGTCAATGGCGAGCAGGTCTTCGCGCGGTCGCGCACCTTCATTCCTGCGAAGCTCGCCGACAATCCGGATCTCGCTCGCACCAATTACCGCGCTTCGCTCGACGCGCTGCCGCCCGAGCTGCGCGCGGCCTACCGCGACGGCAACTTCTCGGCCGAGCTGAAGGACGACGATTACCAGGTCATTCCGACCGCCTGGATCGAGGCGGCGATGGAGCGCTGGACGCCGCAGCGGCCGCCCGAATTCGCGATGACCGCGATGGCCGTCGACGTCGCCCCGGGCGGCATCGACCAGATGGTGCTCTGCTGGCGCTATGGCGGCTGGTACGCGCCGCTGATCGCCAAGAAGCAGGTCGACAAGGACGGCCGCGCCGTCGGCGCCCTGGTCTTCCAGCATCGGCGCGACCATTGCCCCGTCATCGTCGACGTCGGCGGCGGCTGGGGCGGCGATGCCGTCGTGGCACTGAAGGACAATGGCATCACGGTCGCGCCCTTCCTCGGCGTCGACAAGTCGACCGCCAAGACGCAGGCCGGCAACCTGTCGTTTCGCAACAAGCGGGCGGAATGCATCTGGCGGTTCCGCGAGGCGCTCGATCCCGGCCAAGACCTTGGCTCGGGCATATCGCTGCCGCGCGACCCGGAGCTCAAGGCGGATCTCGCGTCCTATCGCTGGGAGCTGACCCCGAACGGGATCCTGATCGAGGACAAGGACGAGATCCGCAAGCGCATCGGCCGATCGCCGGACAAGGGTGACGCCGTGACGATGTGCCTGTCGGAAGGCTCGCTCGCGATCAAGCGCCTGCTGCATGGCGGCAGCGTGCGGCAGTCCCGCGCCAATGTCGGTTACGCGCATCTGAAACGCCGCTGAATTCGAATTGACCGGGTGAAGCCCGGCCATCCGCCGCCGGGCGGCTTCCCGGCTTTCACCAGCACCAGCACAAAGGAGCGACCCGCATGGTCGGCACCCCGAAAATTCTCACGTCCCTGCATGGCTCGCGTATTGGGCTCGGCCCGAACGGCGAGTTGATCGTCGAAGGCTCGCGAGTCACCAATCCGCGCCAGAATGGCGGCCCGTTCCGCCAGGCGCCGGGCTTCATCAAGGATCCGTCCTACGCCTTCGAGATGTTCGACGACTTCCTGCAGCCGGCCTCGGCGACGATGTCGGATCTCATGGCCTGGACGGTTGGCACCGACGGCGCATCGGGGACCGACGCGTTTCAGGACGCCGCCGGCGGCGTCGTCAACCTGGTCACGGCCGCGGCCGACAACGACTACAAGGCCTGGTCCTCGGTCGCCGAGAACTTCAAGTTCGCGCTCGGCAAGGAGCTGTATTTCGAGGCGCGCTTCAAGCTCGCCGAGGCGACCGTGCTCGAATCCACCTGGTGGTTCGGCTTCACCGACACGCTCACCACCGGCGGCATGCAGGCGAACGCGGCCGGTCCGCTCGCATCCTACGACGGCGCGCTGATCTTCAAGACGCCCGAGACGGCAATGACGGTCAATTTCGAGACCAGCAATGCCGGCACGCAGAACACCCTGTCGGAATTTGCCACCGCCGTGACCGACACCTGGACCAAGGTCGGCATGTGGTTCGACGGCATCGACACGATCCACCCGTTTATCGATGTCGGCAACGGCAGTGGCTGGGCCAAGGGCACCGGCCAGGGCATCGTGCTCACCGGCCTCGAGGAGATGCACCTCGTGTTCGGCGTCAAGGCCGGACCCACGGCCGCGGCCGAGACGCTGCAGGTCGATTACGTCAAGGCCGTCCAGCTGCGCTGACGCCTCTCTCCCCCGCGCCTCGCGCGCCGGCGCCAATGCCGGCGCGCTTTCATTTCCCAGCATGCAGGAGAGTCCCCGATGGCCAGCATGTTCAAGACACAGACCACAGCGCCGGCACCGGCCAAGGTGCCCGAGCCGAAGCCGCCGGCGCCGATGCCCGATGCCGATTCCGCCGCAGCGCGCGAGGCTGCGCGCCGCCGGCAGATGCAGATCATGGGCCGCGGCGGCCGCACCGGCACCATCCTGACGGCGCCCGAGGACCGCGAGCGCACCTATACGTCGGCGAAGCTCTGAGGGCAGCGCCGCCATGAAGACGCGCGTGCAGGAGCTGGTCGCGCAGGGCGACCGGCTGTTCGAGAAGCGCCGGCCCCTGCTGTCGCTGTGGCAGACGCAGGCAGAGAATTTCTGTCCGATCCGCGCCGACTTCACGACCTCGCACACGCTGGGCCAGGAATTCGCGTCGCATTTGATGACCGGCCGGCCGGTGCTGGCGCATCGCGACCTCGGCAATTCGCTCTCCGCGATGCTGCGGCCGCGAGGACAAGCCTGGTTTCATCCGCGCACCGGCGAGGAGAAGATCAACACCGACGCCGGCCCGCGCGCCTTCCTCGACCGCATGGGCGACACCATGCGGCGCGTCATGTACGACCAGAAGAGCCAGTTCACGCGCGCGACCAAGCAGGGCGACCACGACTTCATCGCCTTCGGCCAGACGCCGATCTCTATCGACGTGCGCGCCGACCAGACCGGGCTTCTCTACCGGACCTGGCACCTGCGCGACGTCGCCTGGTGCGAGAACGACGAGCTCGTCGTCGACACCGTGCATCACGACTGGAAGCGCACGGCGATCGACCTGACCAAGCGCTTCAAGACGGTGGCGCAGGCGGTCCACGATTGCGTGAAAAAGGAGCCCTACAAGGAGATCAAGTGCCGGCGCATCGTGCTCCCGGCCGACAGCTACGACCTGGCGCCCGACAAGCAGCCGCGCAATCGAGGCCGCTTTCCCTTCGTGTCGATCATGGTCGACGTCGAGAACCAGACCATCCTCGAGGAAGTGCCGGCGCGGCGGGTGCCCTACGTCATCCCGCGCTGGCAGACGGTGCCGGGCTCGCAATACGCGCATTCGCCGGCGACGGTCGTGGCCCTGCCCGACGCGCGGCTGCTCCAGCAGATGACGCTGACGCTGCTCGAGGCCGGGCAGAAGGCGGTCGATCCACCGATGAAGGCGACCTTCGAGGCGGTGCAGGGCGCCGTCAACACCTATGCCGGCGGCATCACCTGGGTCGACCGTGACTATGACGAGAAGAACGGCGCCGCGCTCGAGCGCCTCATGGATTCGCCAGGCGACCTGCGCTGGGGCGAGAGCCGCGAGGAGAAGATCGAGCAGCTGATCCAGGAGGCGTTCTTCCTCAACGTCATCAACCTGCCCGAGGCCACCGCCCAGGGCGAGAAGATGACGGCGACGGAAACCGCCGAGCGGGTGAAGGAATATATCCGCCGCGCGCTGCCGCTCTTCGAGCCGATGGAGGCCGAATATAACGGCGGCCTGTGCGAGATGACCTTCGATCTCTGCATGGACATGAACGCCTTCGGCTCGTTCGAGGACATGCCGCAGGCGCTCCGCGGCCAGGACATCGTCTGGCAGTTCGAGAGCCCGCTGCAGGCGGCCAACGAGCGCATCAAGTCAGAGGCCTTCAAGCAGTCGGCCGAGCTGCTCGCGATCGCCGCTGAGATGGCGCAGTTCGAGCAATACGATTTCGATACGTCAGCGGCGCTTCGCGAAGCGCTGTCGGGCATCGCGCGCTCCGACTGGATCGTGCCGAAGGAAAAGGCCGACGAGGCCCGCGCCCAGGGCGCACAGATGAAAGAAGCGATGGCCGCGGCTCAAGCCTTGTCGGCTGGCGCCGGCGTCGCGACGGAAATGGGCGTCGCCGCAAAGACCGCAGGCGAGGCCGGCCAGGCGCTGCAGGCGGCCGGGCAGGGAGGCTGACATGTACGAGGAGTTCGACCCGCAGGCCGAGAGCGCGGCGCTGATCGCGGCGTTCGATTCCGGCGAGCCGGTAGCGCGCGAGGCCGCCATCCGCGCACTCGGCGCGGACGACGCGATCGTGTGGTGGGACATGGAGCCGCTCGACTCCGATACCAATCTGGCTCTCACGCCGGAGACGATGGTGAAGATCGAGAGCGCGCCGCCAGCAGCCTGGGCGCGCCACCGCGCCAATGTCGAGAAGCCACGCCGGATCCCGCTGGGCATCGCGCCGTCGCCGGCGGCGCTTGCGATCGCGCGCGATGAACAGAGCCGCTACTTCCTGGTCGTGGGCTACGCGGCCGCATGAGCAAGAAGCCCGCGCCTAAGCCCTGGCATCCGGCGCCCTATTCCGACGCCGATACGCTCGCGATCAAGGCGCTGCATGAGGGCAACGCCAACGAGGGCCAGCAGCGGCGCGCGCTGAAATGGATCATCGAGACGCTGTGCGGCACCTATGACCAGCCGTTCCGGCCGGGCGAGGACGGCGCGCGCGAGACCGATTTCGCCTGCGCCAAGATGTTCGTCGGCCAACAGATCGTGAAGCAGATCAAGCTGCCGATGCCGGCGAGGATGAGCCGATGAATTACCGGACCTATTTCTCCGGACCGCTGACCGCCGTCCGCTATGCCGCCGAGCGGGATCGCAACGTGCTGGTGAAGCTGTTCGTGCAGAGCTTCAATGAGGAGCTCGGCGTGCTCGAGGTGCTGCCGATCGACTGGCGCGCCGCACGCGCTCTCGCGATCGAGGACGTGCTGCATCTGCGCGCGCTGATGGCGAACGACCCGTTCTTCGACCAGGTAGAGCAGCTCCTTGAGCAGAGCGCCGAGGAGAATGCCGCGGCGAGCCTCGCGCTCGCGAGCTGATCGCGGTTTTGATCTGAAGCTTTCCCGCCCGGCCATCGCGCCGGGCTTTTTCATTGTGAGGACAAGATGCCTGATCCGACGCCCGCTCCCGCGCCGTCCCCGACTCCTGCACCTGCCGCGACCATTGCGTCGCCCGCGGCTACGCCTGCGCCGGCTCCCGCATCGACGCCGACCCCGGCTCCATCCCCGGCACCCGCCGCGGATGCCACGCCGAGCCCGGCGCCTGCTCCCGCGGCTGCGCCTGCCGCAGGCGACGACTGGCGCACCCGCATGGCCGGCGGCGATGCCAAGGAGCTCGCGCGCCTGCAGCGCTTCGCCGACGAGGGCGCCTATCACAAGTCCTACCGCGCGCTCGAGGCGAAGCTGTCCTCGGGCGAATTCAAGCGCGCCTTGCCGGACAACGCGACCGCCGAGGAGGTCGCCGCATGGCGCACCGAGAACGGCGTTCCTGACAAGCCGGAAGGCTATCTCGAGAAGCTTGCGCTGCCGGACGGCCTCGTCCTTGGCGAAGCCGACAAGCCGGTCGCAGAGAGCTTCGCCAAGCGGGCGCTCGAGAAGAACTGGACGCCGCAGCAATTCAACGACGCGGTCGGCTGGTATTACGAGAACCTCGAGGCGCAGCAGACCGCGCAGGCCGAGGCCGACGCCGCTTTCAAGCAGACGTCCGACGACGCGCTGCGCACCGAATGGCAGGGCGCCGATTACCGCGCCAACCTCAACGCGATCCAGAACATGTTCGCGGGCTGGCCGAAGGGTCTCGCCGAGCAGCTGCTCACGGCGCGGACGGCCGACGGCCAGATCCTCGGCAACACGCCCGAATTCGTGAAGCAGATGGCGCAGCTCTCGCGCGAGCTCAATCCGGCCGCGGCGCTTATTCCCGCCGGCGGCGCGGATCCCGCCAAGGGCGTCGCCGATCGCATCAAGGAGCTCAAGGGCTGGATGGGCGCCAAGAAGGGCACGCCCGAACACGCCAAATACTGGAAGGACGAGAAGGTGCAGGCGGAATACCGCGACCTGATCTCCGCCCAGGAAAGAATGAAAGCGCGCGCCGCCTAAGCCGCGCTCTCTACCGCGCGCGCGTCGCGGTCAACCCGGCTTCGCCGGCACCGCTCCAACGCCGCGCAACACCACCCGCCAGATCGACGCCCCGCCATCGCAGTCCCGGGCCCGTGCGCGCAAGCGTGCGGCAACCCCGCGCGGCCGCGGCATGCGGACAACCCGAGACGAGGCAGTCCCCCGACCCCGTAACATCGGAGAACTGTCATGGCCGAAACGGCCTTTCAGACCCAGTACCGCG